ATGGGGGGCCTGCAATCGCAGCGACGGCCTCCGTGCGATCCGCGCTTTCGAGCGGCTGAACGGCAAGCCCTTCAACCCACACGACCAGACGTGCTGCGCCATCGTGCGCGGCACCGGCCCCAAGCACCGCCGCGCGCTATTCGGGCGCGTGGCCGCGCACAACAAAGGAGAATGACATGGCGATTTACGGAGTGACGATCAAAGGCCGGCGCAAGCGCCTGCTGGTCAAGGCGACCAGCGCCGCCGAGGCCAAGGGCCTGTTCGTCGAAGCCAAGGCCCTGACGGCCGAGGAAATGCAGGACGCGCTCGATGAGGGCGAATCGGTCTGGAAGCCCGGCACCGATCTGCCCGACGACGAAGCCGCCCCCGAGTCCACCACCACGGAACAGCCGGCCGAGGCCGACTGATACCGGGGCATTGCCCCCGCCCCGGTGGGCCGGTCGGACGCCCCCCCCACATCGTCCGGCCGGCCCTTTTCATCCCGAGAGGAACATCATGCCGAAACAAGTTGAGATCACGCCCGATGTCCGCGCCGTGCTGGCGCGCGGGGCATGGGCCGAAGGGGGCACGTTCCATCTGCCCGACGGCCATCTGGAGCGCCCGCTCTATGAGGCCTGCGACAAGGTGCTGCGCGCCCTTGGCGGCAAATGGGACCGCAAGGCCCGGGGTCATCGCTTCGCCGCCGACAAGCGCCAGGCCCTTGACGACGCGCTGAACAGCGGCGTCGCCGTCGATCAGAAGCGCACACTCGAACAGTTCTTCACCCCCGACGATCTCGCCGAGCAGATCGCCACCATGGCGGCCATCGAAGAAGGGATGCTCGTGCTGGAGCCTTCGGCCGGGGCCGGTGCGCTGGCCCGCGCGGCGCTGTGGCGCGGGGCCAATGTGATCGCCATCGACAAGGATTCGGCGATGATGCCGCTCCTGCTGGAGGTTGCTGATCAGTGGCCCGGACAGGTGCGCCGGGTCTGCGAGGACTTTCTCGATTGGGAGCCGGGCAATGACCCGCCCCCGTTCAACCAGCCGATTGACGTGGTGCTGATGAACCCGCCGTTCGGTCGCGGCGCGGATATGGTCCACGTCGCGCACGCCTTCCTCTTTCTCAAGCCGGGCGGCGTTCTGGCGGCGATCATGTCGCCCCACTGGACCTTCGCCAAGGATAGCGTCTCGCAGGCTTTCCGGGGCCTGATCAACGAGCACTCCCATGATTGGACCCCGCTGCCCGAGGGGTCTTTTCGCGCCAGCGATACCGGCGTCTCGACGGGCATTCTCACCATACGGAAAGGAACAATCTGATGCGGATCGTCCAACTTCACGCCGAGAACTATAAGCGGCTCGGCGTCGTCGAAATCAGCCCCGAGGGGCACATGATCACCGTCGGCGGCAAGAACGGCCACGGCAAGTCCAGCGTCCTCGGCGCGATCTATGTCGCCCTCAAGGGCCGGGCCGTCGCTCCGCCGAAGCCCATCAGGGACGGCGAGGAGAAATGCACGATCCGCCTCGATCTGGGCGACATCGTTGTGACCCGGAACTTTCACCAGAAGGAGGGGCTGGAATATACCGACACCCTCAAGGTCGAGAGCGCCGATGGCCTGCGCTACAGCAAGCCGCAAGATGTCCTGAACGCGCTGTTGGGCGAGATCGGGTTCGATCCGTTCGAGTTCGTCAATCTCAAGCCGAAAGATCAGGTCGCCCGGCTCCTCCAGATGGTGCCGCTGGCGATTGATCTGGACGAGTTCGCCGAGGCCGACGCCTCCGATATGGCGAACAGGCGCGATGTGAACCGGGAGGTCGCCCGGCTCAAGGCACAGGTCGAGGGCATCCCCAAGGAGGAAGTGCCGGCCGATCTGGCCGACCGGGCGGCGCTGACCGACCAGCTTGGCAACGCCGCGAACACGAACGCGACCATCAGCCGTGAGGAACAGCGGCGTGAGGCCGAGCGCACCCGGATTGCCGGGGGCCGCGATCAGATCAAGACCAAGCGCGAGCGCGCCGAGGAACTGCGCCAGCAGGCCCACGCGCTGGACGAGGAGGCGAACGATCTGGAGGGCAAGGTCAACGCCGCCGAGAAGGCGCTCGATGATCTGCCGGCGCTGGACCCGTTCGTCGATACCGACGAAATCCGCCAGAAGCTGCGGGACGCCGAGGCCGCGCAGGCCATCGCCGACCGGCAGGCGCGCCGGGCCGAACTGGTCGCCGAACTGGAGGCCGCCGAGAAGAAATCGCAGGGCTATACCGATGCGATGGCCGAGCGGGCGAAACAGCGCAACGAGGCGCTGGCCAGCGCGGAAATGCCAGTCGAGGGCCTGTCGTTCGCCATCGGCGAGGATGGGGCCGCAACCCTGATGTGGGAGGGCCTGCCCTTCGACAAGGACCAGATCAGCACCGCCGCCCAACTCCGGGTCAGCACCGCGATTGGCATGGCGGCGAACCCGCGCCTCCGCGTCCTGCGGATCATGGACGGCTCCCTGCTGGACGAGGACTCCATGCGGATGCTGGCCGAAATGGCCGAGGCCGAAGATTTCCAGCTTTGGGTCGAGGTCGTCGGCGAGGGCGGCGTCGGGATCATCATGGAGAACGGCACGATCAAGGGCGCGCCGGCACCCGAGCCGGACGCCGGCCAGGATGAAAGCGCGGCCGAGGAAAAGCCGAAGGCCAAGGCGAAGAAGGCCGCACCGGCCAAGGACGAAGGGAAATTGCTGTGACCCAATATCTGACCGCCAAGTTCTCCGAGGCCGACAAGCGGGCCTATACCTATCACAATGACGGCGACCCGGTTGCGGTCGGGGACCGGGTGCTTGTGCCCGGGCGGGGCGACAAGCCCCGCACCGTCATCGTCGCGGAAATCGGCGTCGCCAAGCCCGAGGGCTTCGACACCAAGGCGATCCTCGGTCTGGCCCCGCCGCCAGCCGAGGAGGAAGGCAAGCTGCTATGAGCGCCGCCGATCTGACCCCCGCCATGCGCCAACAGTGCGCGATGCTTTGCGGCTATATCCGCAACACCGCGCAGGTGCCCCTTGCCCTCCATGATTTCGACGACGACTGGACGCCGGCCGGCGACACCTATCGCGATTGGCTCAAGCAGGGCGGCTATATCGAGGAGCGCGCGGCCGACCCAGAAGCCGGCGAGCCGGGCGGCATATACCTGACCCCGGCCGGCGAGGCCTTGCTGTGAATGCCGGCGACAACCGGCTTGAGCCGGACACCGTGGCCGACAGCGACGACGGCCATTGCCTGCACAGCATCGCGATCAGCCTCAAGCGGATCGCTGATGCCGTCTCCGCTGGCGGCACCGTCGATAGGCTGGCGGGGCTGCTTGATCCCGAGAACCCCGAGGGCTTCTTGCGGGCGAGCATCAACTGTTACGGGGAGGGAATTGGCGAAGCCCTCCAAGGTCAACTCGTGCGCGGCCAGCGCGGAATCGATCAATACGAAGGGCGATAGACCATGAACAAGCGCGATTACGAGAAAGCCATCGAAGCCGAGGTCGAGAACTGGCCCGGCGTCACCGTCGAGTTCGTCAACCCGACGGGCAAGGGGCACCCCAAGGCGAAGTTCACCTATGACGGCAAGATGCTGTCGCAGGCCTATGCTGGCACCCCGTCCGACGCCGCGTTCGGCGTCCATCAGATGCTCGGCGACATGCGGCGGTGCATGAAGAAACTCGGGGCCACCCGGACCAAGCCGGAGCCGAGCAAGGAGGAGGACGAGGCTCCCTATCGCAAGCCGAACGACGGCCGGGCCAAGCGCCCAGACCCGGTGAAGCGCGATCCCGCTCCCCCGGTGCCCGATGTCGCCGACAAGCTGGTCGCTGTCGGCGCTGCAACCCCAGAACAGGCCGAGGAGGCCCGGGCGGCAAAGAAGGCCGAGCCGGTGATCATGATGCGCCGCGAAGGCCCGGAGGGGACGCAGGACCAGCCGGACGAGGACGCGATCAGGGCGGCGTTCGAGGCGCGCGTCGCGGCCATCGTGGACGGCATCTATTTCGGCCTCCCCGCCGATGTCTATCACGCCGTCCCCCGACTTTCGTCATCGGGGATTCAGAAGATCTGCGTCAGCCCGGCGACGTTCTGGCGCGGGTCATGGTTCGACCCAGATCGGCCGGCCGCCGACGAGGACGAGACGATCTGGCAAATCCTCGGCCGCGCCTATCACACGGCCAGGCTGGAGCCGCACCTGTTCGAATCGACCTATGTGCGGGAACTCGACAAGGCGGACATGCCGAAGGGGTCGCTGTTTACCGGCACGGACATGGGGCCTGTGCTGGAGGAGTTCGGCCTCAAGAAATCGGGCAGCGTGGCGGAACAGGCCGAGCGGCTGGCCGACGCCGGCTTCCCGGTCAACAAGCTATGGCACATCGCCAAGGCCGAGTGGGAGGCCGCGCGCAATGGCCGGACACCATTGCCGGCCAAGCACTACGACCAGATGATCACCGACCGCGACCGGATCACGGCCAACAGTCAGATCGCCCCGCTCCTGCAAGGCGGCGAGGCCGAGGTTTCGATCTTCTGGACCGATGAGCATGGCGTCCAGATGAAGGCCCGCGTGGACTATCTGACGCGCGATCATTGGGCCGACTTCAAGACGTTCGACAACAGCCGGGGCAAGCATCTGCGGCAGGCGCTGGTCGATGCTGTGCGATACAACCGCTACTACATTCAGGCCCCGGTCTATCGCGAGGCAATCGAGCAGATCAGGATGAACGGCCTCCAGATTATCGAGGCGCAGACCGATGATCAGCAAGCCCTCGTCGCCGCGCTCCAGATGAAGCCGGGCGAATTGGCTTGCTGGTATATCTTTCAGGAGAAGGGCGGCATCCCGAACCTGCTGGCCTATGAGTTCCCGTTCTACTCGGTCCCCTACACCCGCCTGTTCGAAGCCGATGCGTTCGCCAAGGACGAGGCCCGCAAAAAGGCGGTGCTGGAGGCGCAGAAATCGCGGACATCGCTGTTCATCAAAGGTGCCGGCGAGGTCTTGCAGGCGAAAAAGCTGTTTGTCCTCTACAGCCAAGTCTATCAGCCCGGCGAGCCGTGGGCACCGATTGAAGCGGTGGGCACGTTCAGCGACGAGGACTTTCATCCATATTGGCTTGAAGGCTCGCTGGTATGATGGAGCGGTGGAAACCCGTCGTCGGCTACGAGGGCCTATACGAAGTCAGCGATCAGGGGCGCGTGCGCAGCTTGGATCGCTGGTATGATCGCCCCGCGTCCCGGCGCAAACCGAAGCCGTGGCGTCGCTGCTACCCCGGCCAGATGATCAGCGTCGCGCCGAACGGGGCGGGCTATCCCCGGGTCAACCTCCATCGCAACCGAAAGCGCGAGGAAAAGCTGGTCCACTGGCTCGTGCTGGAGGCGTTCGTCGGGCCTTGCCCGGCCGGGGAGGAGGGCTTGCACGGCAACGACATCAAGACCGACAACCGGCTGTCGAACCTGCGGTGGGGCACCCGCTCCGACAATGTGAAGGACGCGATCAGGAACGGACGCGCTTTCCCGTTCAGGAGGGCGGCATGACCGATCTTCTCGGCCAGCCGGACCCGATAATCCGGGTCGTCGATTTCGAGGCCACCGGCCTTGAGATCGGCGCGGCGGTGGTCGAGGTCGGGTTCACTGATCTGAACGCGGCCACCCGGGAAATCGGGGCGACCAGCGCCACGCTTTGCCGGGTCGCCCAGATGCCGCCAGCGACCCGGGCCATCCACCATATCCGCGCCGAAGATACGGCGGGCTTTCCGCCCTACGATCGCCGCTGCCTCTATGAGGACGCGGTGCGCGCCGGGGTCTATGCTTGGGCGGCGCACAGCGCGCAGTTCGAGGAGCGCTATCTGATCGGATCGCTCCCGACCTTTTGCACCAACAAGGCGGCGTTGCGCCTCTGGCCGGACGCGCCAGGCCACAGCGTTTTCGCGCTCCTCTATTGGCTGGAGGATCAGGGCCGGGTCACGTTCGATCAGGCCCGCGCCCACCCCCCGCATCGCGCCGGCCCCGACAGCTACGCCACCGCCGTGCTGTTGAAGGCGATGCTGGACGAGGGGCTGACAGGCCGGACGCTGCGGGAATGGAGCGCCGAGCCGAGGATATTCCCGACATGCCCAATCGGGGATTGGCGCGGCCGGCCATGGGCCGACTGCGATTGGGGCTTCCTGCAATGGATTTTACGCAAGATCGAAGACCCGGAGATCCGCTTCAACGCGGCGCTCGAACTTGAACGAAGGGAACACAGCGATGAACGATAAGACCAAGACCAGCGAGCCGGTGACGGCCGATTTCACCGAGGAGGTCGCCCCCGCTGGCGGTCGCGATCTGGCCACCCGGGAAGATCAGGGCCGCTCGATTTCCACCACTGGCGAGCAGTCGGCGTGGAACCCGATGGCCATGATGTCGATGGTCCGCGAACTGGCGCTCGACGAGCGGATCGACGGCACGAAGCTGGAGACGATCATGCGCGTCGCCAACGAACAGCAGGACCGGGCGCGCGAGATCGAGTTCTATCAGGACAAGAACAAGGCGGTGCGCGACATGCCGCTGATCCGCAAGGACGGCCGGATCGTCATCCTCGACAAGCAAAACCCCGAGGACATGAGTAAGGCCCGGGTGCAGGGGCATTTCGAGAAATGGCCCGATGTGCAGGCGGCGATCACCCCGGTTCTGGACCGATACAATCTGACCCTGACCCACAAGATCGACCATGCCGACGGCCAGACGGTCGTCATCGCCGTGCTGACCCATGACAACGGCTATCGCGAGGAAAGCGGGCCGATGCGGCTCCCGATTGATTCCAGCGGCGGCAAGAACAACGTCCAAGGGGCCGGCTCCTCGCAGACCTATGGGATGCGCTACACCGCCCGGGCCATCTGCGGCCTCAAGTTGGTCGGCGGCCAGCAGGACGACGACGGCAATCTGACCGCGATGTCGGACGAGCCGCTGAACGATCAGCAGGCGCGGCGGCTTGAGGAGGCACAGCGCGCGGCCGAGCGTGGCCCCGAAGCCTATGAGACGTGGTTCTCGTCGATCCCGGCCATCGACCGGGCGTGGATGATCCAGTCCGGCCGTCACGCCGCCCTCGGCGGCAAGGCGGCGCTCCCGGGCACCAAGCCGGAGCCGAAGGCCGACAGCGCGCCGAACGATCAGGGCGGTGCCCCCAAGGGCAACGGGGGACGCAAGGGGCCGACGACGACGCCGGAGGACTGGACCAAGCAGTATGAGGCCGATTGTGCTGCGGCGGCCGATCTGGGCACGCTGGCCGAATTGCAGGACCGCCAGCGCAAGACGCTGAACGCCCTCAAGGAGCGCGACAAGGCCCTCCATGATCGCTGCGTCAAGGCCGGCTCCGACGCCTACTCCCGGCTGTCCGGCCAGGATGGCGGCGACGGCGATATGTTCGGCGGGGAGCAGGGCTGATGGCGTTCTACATCAACCGCGTGACCATCGTCGGCCGCTTGGGCGCTGATGCCGAAATGCGATCATTCCAGAACGGCGGCGCGGTGGTCAATTTCCGCGTCGCCACGTCCGAGACGTGGAAGGACCGCAACGGCGAGAAGCAAGAGCGCACCGAATGGCACACCATCGCCGTTTTCGCGAAATGGCTGATCGACGACGCCTCCAAGCTGCGGAAGGGCGACATGGTGATGATCGAGGGGATGCAGCAAACCCGGAAGTGGCAAGATCAGGGCGGCAACGACCGCTACAGCACCGAGTGCGTCCTCAAGGGCTTTGAGCACACCTTGTTCAAGATGGCCCCGCGTGATCGCCAGCAGGGCGGCGGCGGCGGTGGTCGCCGCGATGACTATGGCGGCGGCGGCGGATCGTCGGGCGGCTTCGGCGGCTCGTCTGGCGGCGGCGGATTCCAAGACGATCTCGACGACGACGTTCCTTTTTGAGCATGGCCGGCCCCGCTCCCCTTCCCCCACGCGACGGCGACAAGATTCAGGCTCGCCAGCGCATCAATGTCGAGGTCCGCACAGGGCATCGTCCGCACCCGAACACCCTACCTTGCGTCGATTGCGGGCACGTCTGGCGCGAAGGGGAGCGGCGGCACGAATACGACCATTATCGCGGCTATGGGGCTGATCATCATTACGATGTCGAGCCGGTATGCACCCTTTGCCATGCGCGCCGCGATAGCGAGAAAGCGAACCAGACTCATTGCAAGTCAGGACACCCCTTTAATGAGGAAAACACGGGACGAAAGGCAAACGGCACAAGGTTTTGCCGAGAATGCCAGCGCATCCATGACCGGAAAAGGAAACGACCAGATGGCTACTGGACCAGAGAAAACCGCCGCAAAAGAGAAGCTAAAGCGGCTGCTCGAAAGAGAGGGGACGGGGATTAGTTGGGCCGATCTGACGATGAATCCGTGGATAGGCTGCACCAAAGTCAGCCCCGCGTGTGATCATTGCTATGCCGAAGATCTGGCAACCAACCGCCTCGGCGTCGAATGGGGGCCGGGCGCACCCCGCCGCCGCACCGCGCCCGGAACATGGGCCAAGGTCGCCCGCTGGAATCGGATAGCCGAGGAGGCTGGTGAGCGGCTGACCGTGTTCTGCGCCAGCTTGGCCGATGTCCTCGACAATGCCGTCGATGATCAGTGGCGGCGCGATCTGGCGGCACAGATCATCGCGACTCCATGGCTCGACTGGATGCTGTTGACAAAGCGCATCGGCAACGCCCGCAAGATGCTGTCGGCGATGTTCCCCGATGGGGTGCCGCCCAACGTCGCGCTCGGCGTCACCATCGCCAACCAAGAGGAGGCCGACCGCGATTTGCCCCGGGCGCTTTCGGTCAAGGCTGGCCTCGGCATCAAGCGCCTGTTCGTCTCGATGGAGCCGCTGCTTGGCCCGGTCGATATCAGCCGGTTCCTTTCGGCCATCGACCTTGTGATTGTCGGCGGCGAGAGCGGCAAGGACGCGCGGATCATGCAACTCGATTGGGTTCGCTCGCTACGCGACCAGACGAAAGCGGCCGGCGTGCCGTTCCATTTCAAACAATGGGGAGAGTGGATCGCGACAGCGCAGATCGGCTTCCACGGATTCGAACGGTGCCGGCGCGTCGATATCGCGCCGCACGCCTATTTGCGGGTGGGGGTCCGTCGTTCTGGGCACACCATCGACGGGTTTGAGCACAGGGAGCACTTTCAATGACCGAGACGCATATCAGCACGAAGGACAAGCCCGGCGATTACGACGCCATCGAGACGGCCAAGCCGGGTGAGCCGCTGTTCGCAATTCAGGGCGGCGACCCCCTTGGCCCCAAGACCGTGCTTTTCTGGGCGGGCGAGGCGCGCAAGCTGGCCGGCGAAACCGAGAACGAAAAGGACCGCGAACGCCTGCTCCGCAAGGCGACCATGGCCGAGGAGGTCGCTTGGGCGATGCAGGAGTATCAGCGCGGGGTCGCGCCGCCAGAGGAAGTCCGGGCCAACTATGCCGACGAGGGCCTGTCATTGCCGGGCGACCCGAGCGACCGGGTGAAGATCCGTTCCGCCCTGATCGCCGCCGTCGGCCGGCTGAACAACGCGGTCGGCATCGCCAAGGAGGTCGAGGAGGCCCTTGCCGTCATGGAGCAGCACCCCGAGGCGCAAGCCGTCATCCTGAACGGCGTCGATGAACTCAAGGACGCCGCCGCCCTAATCGAGCCGCGACGCGGCAACGAACGATCCTGATCAGACCACCACGGAGAACCAGAATGGACGATATCAGCCCGGAAATGGCCGACGCAGCGGCCCGCCACATCAAAGGCGCGACAATCGCTTGGGGGGCGGGTCAGTGCTACGACTTCGACCAGCCGAACCCCGAGATCATCACCATTGAGGACGTGGCCTATGCGCTGGCCTATACCGTGCGCTGGCGCGGCCAGGCGCGCGCGAACGGCCGGCGCGTGTTCTACGGCGTCGGCCAGCACGTCGTCTTCGGGACCGAGGAAATGCTGGCGGCCGGCCACAGCCGCGCCGACGCGCTGGCGTTCCTGTTCCACGAGCCGGACGAGATCGTCCTGCCCGATTTCCCCGGGCCGGCGAAGAACTGCGTCCCCGGCTTTCGCGCCTTCGCCAAGCGGCAGGGCGTCGCGCTCCTCGATCGCTTCGGCGTCCGCATTCCGAACCCTGATCTGGTCAAGGCTTGGGACATGCGGATGATGGTCACGGAAAAGCGCGATCTGATGCCCGGGCACGAGGGCGACCGCTTCCACAGCAGCGACCGCAAGACGATCATGGAGGCCGAGTTCCCGCCTTTCGAGCGGCGCATCTATCCATACCCCCACCCTGATCAGGCCGCGATGCGGTTTCTCGGTCTGTGGGCCGAATTGCGGGAGGCGGCATGATGGGCGATCTGTTCGACTATGGCGCGCCGCCTGATCCGTGGCCCATCGAATCCGGCATCCCTATCAGCCGGGACGAAAGCCCGCGCCAGCGCACCAAATGGGCGAGGCCCGATTTCCAGACGCAACTTGCCCGGCTGGAGGTCGGCCAGTCCTTTACCGTCACGCCTGAAATGTGCGGCGGCGCACCACTGATCGTCGTCCAGAATCTCGCGTCGGGTGCGGCGGCGACCTATTGCAAGGGCTTCACACCCGGCGCTCGGCGCTTCACGACACGCCAGATCGGCGGGCGCTTCGTGCGGGTCTGGAGGACCGTTTGAGCGCCTATTACAACGAGAACGACCCGGTTTCTGCCGAGTGGCTGCGCCGCCTGATCGCGGCCGGCCTGTTACCGGACGGCGAGGTCGATGAAAGGGATATCCGCGATGTCGCGCCAGCCGAGCTTATTCGATTCACCCAATGCCACTTCTTCGCCGGCATCGGCATCTGGCCTCTCGCCCTCCGACGCGCCGGCTGGCCCGACGACCGACCTATCTGGACCGGATCATGCCCATGCCAGCCTTTCTCCTCGGCAGGCACAGGAGAAGGGTTTGCTGATGAGCGGCACCTTTGGCCGCACTGGCATTGGCTTATCCAGCACTGCCGGCCTCGGGTCATTGCTGGCGAGCAGGTTGCGACGAAAGACGGCCTCGGGTGGCACGATCTTGTATCGGACGATCTGGACGGAACAGGCTACGCCTGCGGGGCGGTCATTATCAGCGCTGCGGGCTTCGGGCTGGACTGGCGGGGCAGCGCCGAAGCGCGGCGCTTGGAACGGGCCATACGCCTTTGCGGAGATCCCATGGTCGCCCGGCACATGGCTTCCTTTGCCCGTTGGGCTGATCAGGCTCTTGCAATCGGCGGGTTCCATATCCGGGAACGCCAATACTTTGTCGGGCTGGAGCACAGCGAGTGCGCGCGACTGGAAGGACAGCGAGGGCATGGCGACGATGCGGCCGGATGGGAGCCGCGACAGGCTGGACCAGCTACCCCGGCAGGCCCTCTTGGCGGGCTGGCCGACGGCGATGGCGGGGACGCCGCGCCAGAACGGCCACAGCTACGCCGGGAACAACGACCAGAGCAGGAACACGATGGCGCTGGTCGGGGCGGACGTGGCTGGAGCGACGATCACGCCTCTGCCGGATTGGGGGCCGGCCAGGATGACAATCGACGGGGAGATTTTGACTGGCTGTTCTGCCGGGATGGAGAGTGGCGGCCTGTTGGACCCGGAACATTCCCGCTGGTTGATGCGAATCCCGGCCGAATGGGCGCGCTACGCGCCTACGGAAACGCCCTCGACGCTGAAACGGCAACAGCGTTCGTGAGGACGCTCATGGAGATCTTGCCGGCATGATCGAGGTTTTTCCTGTCGGCAATCGCTGGACGTGGACGCTGATCTGTGCGGCCGGCCGCGTGCTGGTCTATACCCCGGAAAGCTGGCCGTCCGATGGAGAGGCCGCCGCCGCTGCGAAAGCCTATCGGGCCGCCTTCTGGGCGCTGGCCGACCAGATCGACCATAGACAGGCCCGGGCGATCTGACGGCCCGGAGACGGCCAACGTCGAAGTGCCGGGCAACCGAGGCCAGATAGCAAAGCCGACGCGCTGGCCGCGCGCGCTCCGAATCCGACTAATGCGTTTTTCAGTTGCTGCGACCATCGCAGCAAGGCAACACGGCGTCACCACCACGGAGACGACCATGAGCCAGAGCAAACCGACCATCGCCGAACGCGCCCGGGACGCCATCTGTCCCGAATGCGGCGGCCAGGTTGTGCGCCGGAGCGCACGCGGCCCCAAGCCCACCTTCTGCTCGCCGAAGTGCAAGCGCGATCACGGCAACCGCCACATCGTCGAAGGCCGGGCGGTGATCGCTCTCCTCAAGGCATGGCGCATAGATCGGGGCACCGGGGAGATCGCTAAGACCGCCCTGACCCAAATGTGCCAGATCGTCGATCAGTTCAACGCGCAGGATCGCGACGCCGGGCGTCCCCGGGCCGATCTCTACGCCGCGAAACTGATGCAGGACGGGCGGCTTTTCATGGATCGCCAGAACCAGAAGAACGCCGCACGCGCGGGGGGCGACAGCGAATAGGCTGCGACCGTCGCATTTAATCGTTGCTGCGACGATGGCAGCGCGGCAACACAACCCCACCACCACCACGGAGAATCAATACCATGACCAAGATCACGACTCTGGACCGCACGGCCCTCAAGAACCTGCGCGAGCCTATCGAAGCGGAACTCAAGGCGCTCGGCGAGCGGCTCGGCCTTTCGCTGACCCTCGGCAGCGGCACCTTCGGCGATGGTGCCGAGGCATCGTTTAAGCTGATTCTCAAGGTCGATGACCCCGAGGTCAAGAACGCCGCCGCGCAGGCCGCGTGGGACCGCAATTGCCGCTACATCGGCATCGACTTCAACAAGCCGGAGGAGACGGGCCTGCGCCCCGAGGATTTCGGCACCGAGTTCCCTTATGGCGGCGGCACCTATCGCACCACCGGGATCGCCCTCAAGGGCCGGGGATCGCAGAAATATCCGATCCTCGCCGAGATCGTCACGGCCGGCCCGCGCGGCAAGGGCCAGCCCGGCCAGACCATGATGCTGCCCGAGACGGCAGTGCCCATGATCAGGGCCGCGACGGACGCCGCCAAGGCGAAAGCTGCGGCCTGACCCCCCGGGAGGGCGGGGGCCGCGCGCTCCCGCCCCGACGATGGGGCCAGACCCCCACCGGCCATCTGGCCACCCACCACAGGAGAATGACGATGACGACTCTGATGAAAGCCTCCCACCAATGGGCCGCGCGGCCCGACGACCAGCGGTTCACCAGCCTCGACGAAATGCTGGCGTTCAGCCGGGCGCAGCGCGAGCGGAGCCGCTCGCTGGCGGTGTCCAGCCGCCGCCTTGAAGCCCGCCCCGTTGCCGATGATCCCCGGGCGCTGGCGGTGCTTGGCCCCGATGGCCAGCCCACCCTCCCGTCGCATTGGGCGTTCGGCCAGTTGGCCAGCCGCATCAAAGCGCCGGCCGGCTATCTCCGCACCCTCCCCTCCGACATCGCGGCAGACGCGATCAACCACGGCCTCAAGGCACGCGGGATCGAGGACGTGGGCGCACTCCTCCGCATGGGCGAGGTCGATGGCGACAGTCAGATCATGCAGGGCGACACGCCCCAACTGGCCGCGCTGACCGGCCCCAACTATGGCCGCGTCTGGAACAGCGATGTGATCGCCGCCATCGTCCACCGCTTCGGCAATGGCGTGGACGGCGATTTCACGGTCCCCGGCGAGTTCGGCAAGACGTTGACCAGCGTTACCAAGGACAACACCACCCTGTTCGCCAGCGACCGGGATATGTTCATCTTCCTCGCCGATGAGCAGAACCGGATCGAAGTCCCGAACCGCCGCAACGGCCAGCCCGGCTCGCTCGCCCGGGGCTTTTTCGTCTGGAACAGCGAGGTCGGCAGCACCACGCTCGGCATCAGCACTTTCCTGTTCGATTATGTGTGCTGCAACCGGATCGTTTGGGGCGCGCAGGACGTGCAGGAAATCCGCATCAGGCACACGGTCAGCGCCCCCGACAAGTTCATCGAAGAAGTCGGCCCGGCGATGATCGCCTACAGCAAGTCCAGCGCGCAGGGGATCAACGACGCCATCGCGGCGGCGCAGGCCCGCAAGATCAGCGGCGAGGAGGACGAGGTTCTCGATTTCCTGACCAAGCGGACCCGGTTCAGCCGGACGCAGGCGCAGGCGATCAATCTGGCGCACATGGCCGAGGAAGGCCGGCCCATCGAGACGCTGTGGGACGCCACCGTCGGGATCACCGCCTACGCCAAGGGCCAGACCCATCAGGACGCTCGAATCGATATCGAGCGCGAGGGCGGCAAGGTCATGTCGATGGCGCGCTGACACCGACCCCCGGACCCCGGGCGGGCAACCGTCCCGGGGCGAGGATGGCCGATGTCAAAAGGAGACGCCCATGAACACCACCGCGAGGCCGACGCCATCGGTCACATATACTGGCACGGAGGTCGCCTTGCTGGCCGGGATCATCGCCGGGGCGCTCCCGGCGCTGGACGACGCCGATTTCGAGGTTGCCGATCTGTTGCTTGACAAGGCGATGGCGGCGCTCCCCCGCCCCATCGCGCCGGAATTGAACGCCCAGATCGCTCGGCTCCGGGCATCGCCGCCCGAGCGGTTCTGGACACGCCTGATCGAGAACGTCCCGGCCGGCCAGGCTTTCGATGTCATCGGCGCGGGCGTGGCAACCGGCGTCACCGCCTCGCGGGCTTGGCTCTTTCTGGAGGAACTGCGGGGCAAGAAGGACCGCCTCCTCCGCGTCGATGACCACCACTGGACGATCAAGCCATGACCGAAGCATCCGCCCGGGCCGCGTTGCACGCCCTTCATAACTGCACGGTCGTTCGCGCCCGGCTCGATCATCCCGGATTTTCCGTGCTGGTCGCGCTTGGCTACGCGCGCGGCCGGCCATTTCCCCAACACGAGGACGATCCGCACCCGCGCCGGGATTTCCGGCTGACAGATAAGGGCAAGCAGATCGCACGGAGCCTTTTCCCATGACCCTCTCTCACGCCCTGATCTTCGCCTTCTTCGTGTTCGCCGGCACCTTCGCGCTGGCCAGCCTGAACCACGATCTGCGCCTGCTGTGGGCGCGTTTCAAAGCCATCCGAGAGGAACTGAACGATGACGACGCCTAAGCACCCCGAGACGGCCGATCTGGCCCGTCGCGCCTATGAGGCTTCGGGCTGTCGGACGCACCCCGAGTTCGTCAAGCTGTTCGGCTCCGCGATCAGCCTCCGCTCTTTCCGGGCGTGGCTGGCCGGCGAGGTTCCGGCCGCGCCGCTGGCACAACTGATGCTGCGCGAGTTCGTCGCGGGCTGGAGGCCCACATGCAAGTGATGCGGAACAACGTCGGGGTCGGTGACGCCGAGCGCCTGATGCGCGAGGATATCGAGGCGCGGTGCGCGCTGGCCTTCGCCTGCGGTTGCCGCCTCGCCGTTGCCGCCGTCGTCTGCCCGACAAACTGCTGTTGGGCCTATGAGTTCGTCGTCCTGTCGCCGGGCGAGCGTGCCCCGGACGGATGGACGATCTACGAACAGCGCAACGGCCTTGCCGTCGGGCGCTCGGCATGACGGACGGGCCGCTGTTCGATCACGAGGCGGCGGTCAAGCCGCTCCTCGACGCCTACCCCCACACACAGGCAATCGCGACGTGCGGGCTTTGCGGCCAGCGTATCCACGGCCCGGCTGGCCTCTATGGCAACGGCTTTCTCAAGCACCCCGGCGAATGCCCGCCAGTGCCGCCGCCGATGCCGCCAGAGGGCATGTTGCTGTGACGCGCGCGGCCAAGCCCCCGGAGCCGCCGATCTGTTGCGAGTGCGGGATGCCGGCGACGCTGGTCCAGTCGCAGAAAATCTATCCGCACCGGCCTGATCTGTGGAACCGGCCGATGTGGCTATGCGACTGCGGAGCCTATTGCGGTTGTCACCCCGGCACCGAGCGCCCGTTGGGGCGTCCGGCCGGCCAGGCGACGCGCAAGGCGCGCTCGGCCGCGCACGCGGCGTTCGATCCGTTGTGGCAAGCGAAGATGCGGCGCGATGGCCTGTCGAAGAAGAAGGCGCGGGGAGCCGGCTATTTCTGGCTCGCCGAGCAATTGGAACTGGACCCCGAGGACTGCCACATTGGCGCGATGACAGAGGCCTATGCCCTGCGCGTCGTCTCGATCTGCAAGAGGTATCGCCGATGACCGATCTCCCCCGCCCCTCCAAGGCCCCCTGCGGGACGTGCCCCTACAGGCGCGATGTCCCGGCCGGGATATGGGACGCCAGCGAATACGAAAAGCTGCCGGCCTACGACGGCGAGACGTGGGCACAGCCCCCGGCGCTGTTCTTCTGCCATCAGAACGACGGTCATCTGTGCGCCGGGTGGGCGGGGTGCCACGAAACCGATCATCTGCTCGCCCTGCGCTTTCATCGCGTCGCCCCGGAGACGTTCGGCTATGTCAGCCCGGTCCCGCTGTTCGACAGCGGCGCGGAGGCGGCGGCGCACGGCCTTTCCGGCATCGATCGCCCCGACGCGCGGGCACTGGCCGCAATCGCCAAACTGGAGGCGCGCCGGCCATGATCAGCGACCGAGATCTTGTCGCGCTCCAGCGCAAGGGATCGCCTTTCACCAACACCCCGGTCCCCCGCGAAAGCGCCGAGGCGTCCCTTGCCCGGATCGCACAGAACGGGGCCGACATGGAGCGGTGGGAACTGGTCCCGGTCGATTCCTGTCGATGCTGCGGCGAGCCAGCTTGGGCGAACCTGCGTTGCACTAAGCATCAGGGCCGGACGCCATGCGTCGTCGAAGGCTGCAAGCGGACGACCAAGCGGTTCATGACCTATTACGTCTGCGGCGAGCACTGGAAAGCCTATGTGCCCCCGGGGTCGCCGGAACGCCGCGTCCTGAACCGGCTGGCGCGGACGGCGAAGAAACTCGGCTACAGCAAGACCGAGCGCTGGCCCGACGATCTGGAGGCGCGATGGTGGCGGGCATGGGATGCTATCGCCCGCCGCGTCCATCGGCGCAGCACCGAGGGCATGATGGACGAGGCCGAGATCAGGCGAATGTTCGGATGGGCGGACGAGGGATGATGACACGGCCTCGCACCCCGCCTATATAGGCTCTGTTTTCCGTGGTGGGAAAACAGCCGGGCTTGCCTGGCACGGCCCCGGGACGCTTCGGCGCTCCGGGGCCGCATCATTTCCGCCTTATGCGATATCTGATCAAGCGCCCCTGTGGGGCCTTTCATGCCGGGGTGGCCCGATGTGCCTTTGTCGGCCGATTAGCGCGCCAGCGGCCCGTCCAGCGATTTCGGGAGGCGGCTGGTATAATCGCGGAGCCATGCCGCGTCATCGGCGCAGGCAAACACGCGGCCTTCAAGCCGGACGACATACAGGGCAACGGGGCGCTCGCGCTCGCGCAGGCGCGTGACGAAGGCGTCATGCTCGGCGTGGGCCTGCTGGACCGTCGTGACCTTGGACCAGTCGATCACATACTCGGGCGGGATCGTGGGGCGCGCGTCGGCCCCGGTCAGTTCGGTGCAGTCCATCCGGTCGGGCGGGATGGGGATGGGCACCTGAATGCGCTTCTCCCCACAGGCGCTAACCGCCAAACAGCACGTCGAGAGGGCTAGAGCCAGCAGCCTCCGCTTCATCGAGCTTCTCCTTTTCCTGCGCGACCTTCGCGTTGTTCTGTTCGATGCGCTTGACGCTGGCATCGTTGGCCTTGCCCGCCGCCTCGGCCGCCTGGCGCTCCAGCTTTTCGCCGGCCGCGACCCACTTGGCGTCCGTGGCGCGCTCGCCGTCGTGATATGCGTCAGCGCGCAACCAGATCACCGCGCCGACCAGCGCCGCGATCACGAGGCCATAGGCCAGCAGGGGCGCGAAGCGTTCGCCGACGGCCTTAGCCGCGAGGCTGATCAGAAATCCCATGTTCGTCCTCCGTGGGTTCGGTGGGCACCGGCTCATCGCGGCTGTTGATGATTCGCGTCTGGGTCGGACCTTCGTCCTTTTTCGTGAACCACGCCGCCATGGCGAGGCCGACGAGGCCTTGCACGACGATGGCCTGCGCCAGCGTCTTGAACAGATCGTTGTCGGCCAGCGTGCGGTCGTTCGACAGCATCAGCAGCACGATCCCGGTCAGAACGAAAATGCCAGCCCCGGCGACCCCGCTCGGCTTCAAGCGGCCGATCTGGCGGTCGAGGAACTGCCAGACGTTCATGCCCCGGCCTTCTCGCGGCGCAGCAACTCCTCGATCAGATCGTCGAAGATGCGCTCGACATCGGCCAGCCCGAATGTGCCGCCGTTGATGGCGCGACGATCATCCTCGACACCCGGCGTCGCGGCCTTGGCGTCCAGATTGTGCGATTTCCAGAACCAGCCGGCCGACATCATGCCGCCCTCGGGCGTGCGGACATAAGCCGGCACGTCATCGACGCTCATCCCCATGGCGGCGGCGAACGCGCTCTGGTTGGCGCGGCCGGTCAGTTGCTTCGGGCCATAGCCCCGGAACCGCCAGCCATCGCCGGGTTGCGTGTTGCCGAGGTTCTTCGCCCCCCACTCGCCGCCGTAGAGGATATTGGCGAGGGCCTGCTGATCGGCAGCGTGGCCATTGCCCCGGCCGTAGCGATTGGCGTCGGCGATGCTGATGCGGTGCCGGCCGAACTTGGCGATCAGCGCCTCGACGGAATAGTTCAGGCTTTCCGACAGCCGGGTCAGCCCGGCGCTCTCGACATTGATGTTCGCGAGGAAGCTGGCGACCTCGCGGAACGTGTCGATGCCCCACCGGACGCAGGCCTGCCGCGTCGGTTCGACCCACGGCTCCAGCGCGGCGCGCGTGTTGCCGGGGAAAGCGATGCACAGCAGATCGAGGTCGATCTGGCGCTGCGCGAACGACAGTTCGGAGTCGGCGGGCTTGAGGACGACCGGCTGCGGCGTGCTGTCCGGGATCTCGGCCAGGACAGCGGCGAAGGTCAGATTGCCCGCCATGCCATCGACGCCATCCCCTGCCGGGCCGCTCGTGCCCAGATTGTGGCCCCGGGCCTTGAGCCGGCGCTGGACCTGTTCGGCGAGGGGGTTGAACGGGATGGCCATGTCCGCGCCATACCACGGCGCGGCTTTTGAGTCTCGCCTATCGAATCAGGCGGTCGGCGGCTTGCGGTCGTGGCCGAACAAGGCGTTCAGCATCGCCATCACGCGCTGCCCGAAGAACTCGATGGCGAGCAGGCCGGAAAAGCCGAGGCCGATGCCCCATACCGTCGCCATACCTGCCTCCAGCGGCTTGCCGCCGCCGAACAGTTGCCCGGTCACGATCAGGAAAAGGATCACCAGCAGGAGGAGCGTCAGCGAGAACTCTTGGATTCGCGTCAACTTGCGGAGCGGTGGCGGTGCAATCACCCGGGCGAGAACCAGCCCGGCGACCGAAAGGCCGAGGGCAAGAACCGGGACATCGGTGCCGAAAAGTGTGACTATCGCCGGTCCCACGCTAGGTGCTGCCAGCGCGGTCGCGGCTGTTCCCTTCATAGCCCTACATTTGCCTTCGCTATCGTTACCCCGGTCGCGATGATCGAAACCATCGCAACGATTTTTGCTTGGTCTTTGACCGTTCGCCACGACGGTGCCCTGACAGCAACATGCGTATCACGGATTAGCTGTTGGGGCACCACCTGTCGTCCCCAAGCCGAGAATGCGACGGCCCCGGTGAAGGGAACGAAGGTCAGTCCGTCGCCGACGCGATCAAGCAGGAAAAGGAAATCCATGGTCCGAGTCGAGGCTTCGCCCCACGCAAAAAGGACCAGCACGTCGGGGAAGGCACCGAGCAAGATCGTCGATAGGAAACAGATCACGATGCAGCGGTGGATGGTGAGCGGGTTCGACCATGATAGCGGCGGTTGCTGCGGCTGGCCGAACGTCTTGAGAGCGGCGCGCCGCGCCCGCGTCTCGAACATATATTGCAGCAACATCGCGACGGAGAAGGCGCAGATCAGAGTCAGACTGAACAAGGCGAACCCATAGGACACCGGGTTGCCGTCGAAGCTGGGCGGATAGGCGCTGGTCGCGACGGACGGGATGGCCATAATTTTCTCCGGCTGGTTTCAATGGCCTTTACGGGACTGGTGTCTCCGGGCCAAGCCTGATGAGAACGCGCGGCATCGCTATGCGGCTTCGCCGACCACCGCGAACACCCCGAAAACCGGCTTAACCGGCGTGCTGGAGAGCGAGCCGGCCAGAATGCCGTCGAACAGCAGCGGGTCGTAACGACCAAATGCGCCTTGGTGATTCTGGCCATCAGCGCCGGGCGCGAAATCGGTCGTCCATCCCGTTTCCCCGGTGAAACTCCAAGTCGGCGTGGTGTCATGCTCGAAAGCCGCCAGCATGATATCCTTGGTGCCGTAGGGTGAATTGGGGAGGCCAATGGTGAAATTGTTGCCGCTGAAAAACGTCGACATCGCGCCACCTGTCACGCCGAACGCACCGCCAGCGTTCTCGAACTCGTAGATCACGGCCTGCTGGTTGTCGCTTGCCGTGATCGAATAGGAGCCGGTGTCCCCGGACACCACGCGCCGGGTCCAGACCATGACGCTGTTATTGGCATTGCTGTCGTATTTTGCGCCTTGGGTGAAGCCGGCCGGGACATAGCCTTGCAGGCTGATTCCAAAGCCTGCCGACACAATAACCATCAGATTTCCGACAGTCGGCGCGACCGGGAGCGCGAGGGTGCCGTCCAGTCGAAGCGTGCCCTTCTGGACGAATGTCGGCTGAACCCGGCCTTCAATCGCGATATTGCTTTTCTTGATCTTGCGGGTGTTGCCCGCCGCCGTCTCGACGACCAGATAATCGTCGGGGTCGATGGCAAAGATCTCGGTTAGATCACTGATCGCCTTGTCAGCCATTACACTCGTTCCTTCCAGAGCAGGGCGTCGCCGCCGCTTTGCATGTCGCCCGATGGGATCAGCACATCGGTGCCGCTTTGCATGTCACCGGCCGGGGCCAGATTGCCGGTATCATATTCCACGATCCCGACCGGGCCAACAGCGGCGCTCGTGGCGCTGGCAGTGCCCTCGTAATTGCTGATCGTGACCGTGCACGTCATGGTGGTGCCGACATCATCCTCGGTCAGCGTATAGGTCTGGGCGTTCGCGCCACCGATCAGGACGCCGGCACGCCGCCACTGATAACTGAACCCGAAGCGAACCCGGCCGGTGTTCGTGCCAGGATCGCACGTCAGAACGTCGCCGACATCGAGAAAGCCCGACGCGGACGTGATCGACGGGTCAACGCTCCAAGTCGGCACCCCGCCCTCGTTGCGGCTGAACACCTTGCGCGGCGGCGAGAAGCCGGCGTCGCTGGCGTAGCGCGCGGTGCCTTTGGTGACGCGCAACTCGTCGATATAGCCGGTGAAATCGAGCGACGAGTTCGAGGCGTTGCCGATGGTCAACGGGCGGCTGTCATCGCGCAGGTTCTGAATAGTCGAAGTCGAGGACGCGGCCATCGAGCCGTTGACGTAGAGCCGATATTTGCCGCCGCCGTCCCTATCGACAGCAACATGGTTCCACGTCCTTTCCGGGTAGATGCCAGCCGCCGTATTGAAGGTGAGGACACTGGTTCCGTCGGACGCCATCCATTCAATCGAATTGTCCGAAAGCGGGTTGATGCCCCACGAAACAATGCCGGCTCCGCTGGCGCTGGCCCGTTGCGTGATCAGCGAGCATGTCCCGGAACCATCATCCCAGAACCAGCACTCGACAGTGAAAGGCCCGGTGCCGAATACCCAATCCGCGCTATCGGCAAAGGCGGCATATCCATCACCAGAAGTTCGGAGGCATCGCCGGCCACCAATCGAGGCGAACGTAGAAATCGTCTCCGAGCCATAGCTGTCGGAGAGGCGGTCTTGCAGCGGCTTATGGGACGGGCTGTCGTCCGTCACCGCGAACTGGTTGTTCAGATCGTCGAAGCCAAGGAGCAGGACGACGTTGGCGAAATAGGCGTCGGCATCAGGGATCAGATCGGCGGCCGGCCGGACATAGGGCGAGGAGGGCGGGGTGAAGCCGCCGTCGCTCGCATAGGCCGCCAGACCCTTGACCACCCGAACCTCGTCGATCTGGCCGAGCCACGGCCCATTTAGCGTGGTGCCGATGGCCCCGATGGTGAGGGGCCGGCGCAGATCTTGCGGCGCGATGGAACCGGCCTGCGAGGCGACCATGACGCCGTTCAGATAGAGCCTGGCCTTTCCGGTCGCATCGACATCGGCGGCGACATGGTTCCACGCATTGTTGGTCAGCGTGCCGCCGTTGATGTTCTGCGCCGTCGTCCCGTCGCTGATGATCAACTCGGCCGCGCCGCCCGCCGCCATGGCGAGGCTCCACGAGTTGGTTGCCGCTGTATCGCCGTAACGGACACATGCGATCAGGCGCGCGCTGGACAAGCTGGTCGGCCGCACCCAAGCATCGACCGTCCATTCCCCGGAGCCGAACTTGAAGCCGTCGTGCCAAGGCACCGTGAAGGCGTCACCGTTGCCGTCGAAGGTGCCGCTGGTTCCGCCGAACTTGGCCTGCGCGTCCGTCACCTTGGCGTTGCCGATGGGCGTCACCGGCAAGCGGTAGGGGCTTTCGTCGGAGAAATTGGTGGCGTTGTTCGCCGCATTGAAGCCGACGAGCAGTTGCGTATAGGGATCGTCCGGCGCGACCGCGCCTTCGCCCTGTGCCGCGCCCGCGATGATGCCGGGGATCATGGGGCCGCCACCGTCTGGCCCATGAGGTCGAATTGATCCTCGGCGGCGCGCTTGATCGTGACCGTTCCCCCGATGGGAACAACGAGCGTCCCGCTGTTCGGCGCATTGATGACCACCCCGGAGCCGGCCGCGATGGTCAGGTCGGCCGCGCCCTGATTTCGGACATGCCATTCGCCGTTCTCGGGCTGCGCGGTCGTCGACTCCGGCTGGATGGTCAGCGTCTTGGCCCCGGCGTTCGTCCAACGCTGATATTTGCCGGCATTGGCCGGGTCCAGATCAGCGTCCGTCGTCGTTTCGGTGACGACCTCCGATGGCCCCCCGGCCCCGCCGCCGCCCAGATCAGCGGTGACGGCGCGCCGGCTGACCCACTTGGCAATGGTCACGCTGTCGCCAGCAGCCTCGTCCACGATAACATCGCCATCGGTGCCGCCAATGGTCATCTTGCCGGCTGTCAGCGCCGTGACGACGCCGACGACCAGATTGTTCGCGAGATCGCCGGTAAAGCCGGTGACGCCCACCCGGTCGCCCTCGGCGAACCCGGCCGCGACGAAGCCGTTGGCGCTGTCGTTGAAGCTGTTGTCAGCGGCAGCGGCGCTGATCGTCGCCGCCGTGATCGTGACGCTTCCCGAAAGCTGCGATACCTCGACAAGTTCGACGCCGGTTAGCGCGTCGGCCGATGCCAGATCAGTGATGCGCGTGCCCGCCATCTTAGTCCTCCGTGATCCTGATGTTGCCGTCCTCGTCCACGCGATAGTCCTCGCTTTCCTCGATAAGTCGAAGCGAGCCGGACCCGGTGTAGGGGAACTCGTGGTTGGCCGCCTGCATCGAATACAGATCGTCGCGCTTCGAATGGACCTCGATCCTCACAAGGCCGTCGCCTGGCGGGGTGATCGCCGTCGTGGTGCCGGCAATATCATCTTCTTCGTCCGCCAGCACGTCGTCGATATAGACGCGGACCCGATAAGTCGTCCCGGCCTCGGGGCCGATGTCGCCGTCGAAATGGTCGGACAGTTCGCCGCTGGTTTGCTGCTTGCGGTCGCGGTGCGCCCAAGCGACGGTCAGTTCGCCCTCGTAGAAGGTATCGACGTAGCTGTCGCCGTTGATGGTCAGATTTCCGGGCGGATAGGGGCGGTAGGCCCGCTGATCGAGCGTGACCGAATGCTCCAGCGCGTCGGCGAGCGCGACCTGTCCGGCTCCCGAAATTGGCGTCACCCGGACATCGACCGTCTCGCCGCTGGCATATTCGGTCGGGTCCACGCCCGAGAACAAATCCCAGAAATAGGCGCGGTCGCCGGCCGTGTGGGCCTGCGGCACGGTGTCCAGAACGCCCCGGCCGAACGTGATGTCGCCGGTTGCCACATCGACCGAATCGATGCGGAGCAGTTCGTCGCCGATCTGGAAGAATGACCCCAACTCGACCAGATCAAGGTCGCTGGCGTTCTCCAGCGTCGCCGACCCGGTGGTCTTGTCCAGATCAGCCGCCAGCGTGCCGCTCGGCGCGAAGTCCATCGTATCGGATTCAGCATAGCCGCCGCCCGCGTCCGTCCACAGCTTGGCGTTGATGGCGTTCTCCGGCCGAGCCGAGGCCGCCATGACATAGCCTTGCAGCGGGTTGGTGGTGAGATCGCTGTCCGTGTTCGACTGGCCGTTGATCTGGGTCAGTTCATAATACGGGGCCTCGAAAGCGATGTCGTTCTCGGTCGGCGACGGCGGCTGTGACGGGTTGCTCCAGCCATCGCCCGGGGGCGCGATGATGGCGATCGAGGGCGTTGCGAACACGTCCTCGACGCATGTCAGCCGAACCTCGGTGCTCTTGCCGTCCGATTGGGCATAGCCGGTAACGCGCATGATCACGCCGCTGATCCGCCATTTCGCCCAATTCAGGATGAAGGTGTCGCCGATGTCCAAGTCGCGGCCGATTTCGCCGGTATAGACCGTGCACGACAGGAAGGGGTTGGACAGCGCCCGGAGATCTCGCGCGGCGGCGCGCGTCGCGGTGCCGCTGTGCGTGAAGCCCGGATAGGACAGGGTGGTGTTGATGACACCGCCCTGCATCTGGACGCCGGCCGGGTCTTGCACCGTCACCGAGTCATCGCGGCCGGTGTCGCCGTTCCAGAAGGTGACGCTGACCGAGTTGATCAGTTCGCCGAACGCCGGCCGGCTTGGCGACGAGATCTTGCTGATGTTGCTCTCATCGAGCACGAGCAGATCGCCGGGGTCATAGTCGTCGCGGATCAACTTGAGGACGAACTTGCCGGTCTTGCGGGACACGAACAGCGCGGCGTCGATGTGCCGCACGATTTCGTTGATGAACTCCTCGATCTTCGCCTGCTTGTCCCACAGCATCGACATGCCCAGACCCTCGGAGAACAGGGTGTCGGCGGCGGCCTCGAACGATGGGGCGTCGATATCGGCGTCGGTGTAGCCCATCCCCCAATCCGGGTCGGTCAGGCACTCGCGCAGCATGTGGACCGGGTTCATGTCCAGTCGGCCGGCGAACTTGACGGTCAGCGCGCCAGTGACGCCCGACAGTTCGTTGATCGTGTTCTTGACCTGAATAAGCAGCGTCTGGCCGGCCGGCAGCGTGTAGAGCACGGTCCCGCCAGCATAGGTCGGTGCAGCCGTCGAGCCTTGCTGGACGCCATTGAACACGAAGAAATCGTCCGGGCGGCACGAGCCGGAACCGTCGGCATTGCCGGCGATGACTTGGCAATCGCTGGTATAGGGGCCGATGGTGATGCTGTTCGGATAGAGGCTCGGCGGGACCGGGTAATTAGGGTCAACGCCCTGCGTCAGCACCGGGAAATAGGAGGCCAGATCGAACGACGCGAAGGGGCTGGCCGGGATCGCGGCTTTCGTGTCGCGCCATTGCGCGATGCCCTCCTGTCGGACGTGGATGCGCTGGCCGCGCGCCTTGATCGGTTTCAGGTAGGGGTTGTTGCCCCAATAGAAGTCCTTGAAGATCATGGCGGCGACGCCGCGATACGCCGGGATATTCGGGCCGATCTTCGACAGCAGATAGGAGTTCTTCGTCTGGGCGATCCCGCCCATCGCTACGTCCACAGCGCCAGAGACGCCGCCCTCGCGGCTTTCCCCGCCGAACAGGCTCTCGGCCGAGACATTGATCGTCCCGCCCGTCGCCGTGCCCTGCCAGGCCAGCCGGTCGTCCACCCTGATCTGCGAGAAGTTGTCGATGGGTCCGTGACAATAGACCCAATGCATGCCGACATAATACTTGTAGCCGACCGTGACCTTTTTGCTCTTACCGCCCACGCGCGACCTCGCAGACCCGGCGTGCCATGGCGTCGCCGGTCGCCTCCAGCTTTTCGGCCGGAATGCCGTTGGTCAGGAAGTCGTCGAAATCGAGGCCGTGCCGGCGAAAGAAATCCCGGGTGCCGCGCGAGCACATTTTGGCCCGCCTGATGTCGCGCATGGTGACGATCACGCTCACTTTTTGCCGCCCTTCTTCTTGATCGGCACGGTGCGGACAGCGCCCCACCACGTCGAATTGGGGCCGCTTAGATCGCGGGTGCCGAACAGGACCGGGATCTCGCGCCCGACCTCGGCTGTCGGGGCTGTGACATCGCTCATCGTCGTCGGGGCCTGCACCTGCGGCCGGGGCATGACGAAGGCGATCACCAGCGAGACGACAAAGACAGCGATCAGCCAGAACACGGCGGCTTCCCCCTAGACGATTGACGAACCCCCCATCGGGTTCTTCGTCGGTATGTAATCGAATCCGCCGTAATTGTCGTCATTGCTGAACTTGTCGCGGCACGTCGCGTAGCTGTGGTCGCAGCCGGGGTAGAGCGTGATCTCCAGCCCGGGGCCTTCATCGGCGAATGCCGTCGCCAACGCCGACGAGATCCTGTTCATCGTCAAGGCGCTAGAGACGTGGTTGGTGATGTAGGACAGCGTGCCGTCCGGGGCCTCCAGCATCCCCCCGGTGAAATAGCCGTCGGCCAGCGCGTCGGCGGCCGGGCAAACGACGGTCAGCCCGGAAATGCCGGTCACGGTTCCCGGCACCGCGAAATCGGCGTGATTGAGATAGCAGCCCCGGCCATAGAGCGGGTGCCGGCAGCTTTTCAGAAATCGGGCGCGCAGCCCGGGGCGGCGCATCGACGTGAAGATGCTCTCGAACACCATGCGGATACTGGCGTCCTCGGGCACGACATTGGCGAGCCGGCCTTTCCAGATCACGTCGGTGCCGCTGGTCCGCTTCGCGAAGATGGTCAGCGACGTGATCGATTCGGCCCATCGGCCGAGCAAGGCGATGGCGAGCGCGTGATCGAGTGACAGGCGAACGTCCAGATTGGCCTTCGAAAGTTCGTTCTTCGTCTGGATTCCGGCGCGGCCGATGGTGGCCGGCTCGTAGGTTTCGCTGTTGTAGGTCTGCGCCTTGGCCGCGCTGGTCAGATTATAGACCACGCCATCGGAGACGATTTTGAACAGTTCGATGGTGCGGCTCATGGCTGGATCTCCACGGTGGGAACCGAGCAGGCGAAGACGTTGGCGCTGGAGCAGCGCTTGACGAAGAAAGACCCGGTGACGCCGCTCTCCGGGTCGTCGGTGTTCTCGATGGTCACGTCAACCGTCTCGCCTTGCGGGATGGTATAGAGGATCGTGCCGGCCGGCCAACTTGTCGCCTTCACGGTGCCGAACTTGACCCCGTTGAAATAGAAGAAGTCGTCGGCCCGGCAGAACCCGGTGCCATCTGGGTCGCCCGCGATCAGTTGCGCCTCGCCGTCATAGGGGCCGAGCGTCAGCGTGTAGGGATAAAACTCACCCGGGGCCGGGTAATCAAGATCGACGCCCTCTGTCAGGACCGGGAAATATGCCTCCAGATCGAACGCCGACGAATCGACCTCGGCCGTGCCGGTCCCGACGTGCTGGATTTCGGCGCGGTCGGCGTCCAGCCGGCGCAAGCCGAGAAAGCAGATGCGCTTGATCGTCGAGGCGTTGATGCCGCCGAGCGTCGGCGTCAACACGATCTGGAGCTCATCGGCCCCGAGCAGGATCGTGCTGCTGATCGCGCGGGCGAGCCACGTCCCGTCTTTCTGCTGAATCGCGATATGGGTGCGGTCGCCGGCATAGGTCTGGTAGCCGTCGGGATAGACGCTGATCGCGGTCGTCAGAGCGCCGCTGTCGTTCAGGCGAAGGTCCGCCTCGAACGTCGGTTGCCAGAACGGCACAGATCGGCCGGCGCGACGGTGCAGGAACTCGCGCATCGCCCATGCCTCGACCGGGCCTTGCGCCATCATTTTGTGGATGCGGCTCGGCCGGTTGAACGTCCACGGTGCCAGATAGGACACCAGCCCGAGGCTTTCGTCGTGCACATAGACCTCGGCCTCGATTTCCTCGGCCGACGATCCGCCGTCCAGCAGCCCGGGGTCGGTGTAGAGATCGAAACCGAGATATTGCGCCGGGGCCTCCGGCTCCAAGGCGCTGTAATCGTCGCAGAGATACGACATTTCGAGGACGGACTTGCGGCCATCGAAGCTGCGCTTGGGGTTGCCGATCAGCCGGCCGACGCGCAGCGGCATCAGCCAGGCGTCGGTGAAAGCCTCGGTGGCGTCCACGATGTCGATGGTCGTCTCCGAAGCCACGGTGTCGATCTCGATGACCTGATATTTCGTCGGCGACTCCCACAGCAGGAGGCTCCCGCCGTCGTAGAACTCCGAATAGTTGGTGTTGCAGATCAGCGTGGTTAGCGCGGCCTCGATCGCCCCGACATTCTGCGCCTGCGGCCAGACCGGCACCCACCATTTCAGGGTGCGTGAGCCATAGACGATGTTGTTGATCAGCGGTTGCAGCGCCGGGGGCACATAATAGGAGCAGGCGAACGTCTGGCGCGGGGCCGCGCGCAGTTCGACGCGATCCTCTGTCCCGTCCTCATAGGTCTGGACATCGGTCAACCACTCCAGCGTCTCGGTGACGCCCCGGCGCGGCCACAGCGGCATCAGGACAGGCTCGGTCGGCATCAGCTATTCGCGGCCTGCCGGATGATTTCCGGGTTGTTGTTGACCATGTTCACGAACACCTGCTCGCCCTCCGGCGTCGCGAAGAAATCGCGCACCATCGCCGGGTCGGTGACGTTGATCTGGCGGATATTGACCTGCGGAGCCGGGTTCGGCTGGACAACGACTTGCTGGCCCATAGCCGCCGCACCGGCCGCCGCCGATGCCGCGCCCGCCTGCCTGATCTGCTGGCCGCTGTTGATGGCCTCCAGCAGCGGGCGATTGTTCGCCGTCGCCTGCGCGTTGACGACGAACTCGCCGTCGGACAGGCGCGCGGGGATGCTGTCCGTGCGCGAGCCGCCCGGGCCGCTGACAAAGCCGCCGTCCTTGAACGCCAGCGTCACCGCCCTGATGTTCGCGACGATGCTGGCGGTCTGCGCCGCGACCGTGGCCATGGCGACCAGATTGGCCGGGAACGGCAGGGACGAAGCCTGCGCGATGCCGGTCTGGATCGCGACGATGGACCGGGCGATGGCGACCGCCTTTTCGGTCGCGAACGCGGCCTTGTAGATCGCGGACTGCTTGCCGAGGCTGTTCTCGGCGATGCTGACCAGCGACCCCATGATCTCCTGTTGTGCCGCCAGTTGGGTGTCCTTGCGGGCTTGGTCGATCTGGGCGAGCCGGTTCACATGCTCTTGCCGGGCCGCCTCCTCCAGCGCGTTGTAATCGACGCCCATCTGGAGGAGTTGCTCGCGATAGTTCGAGAAATCCTCCAGTTGCTTCGCATAGCGCGCGTTCTCGTCGGCGACCTTGCCCACGTCCTCATAGGACTGGCCGGTGCCAGGATCGACGCCGGGCAAGCCGCTGACCGTGCCAGCAGCCGACTGCGCCATTTCGGCGAGGCGGGCATTGTAGGCGGCTTGGCTGATTTCCCCCTTCGCGCGGAGGCTGTTCAGAACCTCCATCTGGCGCGCATAGGCTTCCATCGGCCCCCGGATCTGCTCAAGGAGTTGCTGTTCGCGCGAAAGCTGGTCGCCCTGTCTGATGCCGTTCTCGATCATCTGCGCCTCGACGGGCGTCAGTTCGCGACCGAGGCGCAGCGTCTCGTCCAGCTTGGCGTTCAGGATCTCGCGCTCGATCCCCGTCGTGCCCTGCAACTCCTTGAGGCGCTTGAGCGGCTGGACATAGGCGTCGTCGAACCGGCGCGCCGTCTCGCGGGCGTCGGCGTCGGTGAAAGCCCTGCGGATGGTCGCCTGCTCATCAGGCGTGGCCTCGCGATTGAAGCGCCGGGTAAACTCGGCCAGCGCCTCGTCGATCTGGGCGTTCAACTGCGTCTGACGATCAGCCGGCAGGCCTTGGCTGGCAGCGCGGGCCTGAATGGCCGACACGAAGTCCTCGGCGCGCTCCTGCACCTTGGCCTGCTGGCCTTCCTCTTGCTGATACTGCGCCTCGGTGCTGGCGTTCGTCGGCTTGCCGACGATGGTGCCCGGGGCCTCAAGGTGCATATGGTCGCGGTGCTGGTTCTGGCCGGCCGGGATGCGGCGCGTCGGGCCGGAGCCGTTCGCCTCATAGACCCACCCGTTCCAGAGGACGCGAAAGCCCCGGGACTGATAGCGGCGCGCGGCGGCGTCGAACTTGGCCCGGATATCGGGCACGTCGGCTTCGACGATCCCGGTGCCCTCGTTCACGTCGATGGCATATTTTCCGTGCGCGGTGTTCCCCATGCCGGGGTGGTTGCCGGAAACGCCGCCGAACTGTTCGTTCTGGCCGACGCGCAGGCCGGACTTCTGGAGTTCGCGGCCGGCGATGCCGATGGCCTGCTCGCGGGACCGGAACGTCGCGACGCCGGCACCTTCGCGGGTGGCCTTCGCCAAGCGCTCCTGCGCTGCCGCCGCCTCAAGCGCAGCTTTGCGCTGCGCCTCGATCCGGGTCAGCGTCGTGTCCAGCGCCTTCGAAAGCTGCTCGTTGCCGAGCGCGGCCTGCACGGCATTGTCGTGCATGATGTCGTATTGCCGATTGATCTTCGCAATCGGGTCCACGGCGGCCTTGGCCTGATCCTCTTGGATGGGCACGCGGGCGGCGCGCACGCCGCGCTCGGTCGCGGTGATGTCGCGATCCCGCTGCGCCAACTGCTCCTTGAGGCCCTTCACCTTGTCCTCGGCCCGGCCGATGGCCAGCGTCAGCCCGAGGAAATAAGACTGGTCAGCACCAAACGGCGGCGGGTTGCGGAGCATGTCCTCCAGCTTGGCGACCTCGTTCTGTGCCGACGTGATCTGGTTGACGATGTTGCCGCGATCCCGGCGCATGTTGTTCAGCCGGCTCTCCGACTGGCGCAGGGCTTCCTGTTGCTGCTGGCGCTGGCTCTTGAGGCCCTTCTCCAGTTCAGCGTTCAATTCGCGCTGGAGCGCGATCTGGCCCTCCAACGTGCGGTTGAACGCCTCCTTGGCGCGCCGATTGAGTTCGGTTTCCTGCGCGTCCTTTTTCAGTTTGTCGATAGCATCGGCGAGGGCGTCATTGCCTTCGAACAGCTTGGCGACAAATGGACCGAGGATGATGGTCGCGACCGTGAAGGCGATACCCCAAGGACCAGCGAGGAACCCGGCAACCTTTCCGAGCCAACTGTTCGAGCCACCGCCCATCAGCATCAGGGCCTGCGAAATCTGCCCGATCTGACTGCCGAAGATCTGCGCCGGCTTCGCGCCGAGGCTATACATCGTGGCCACGTCGCCAAGCTGGAAGCCGAGTTGCTGCATACCGATGCGCTGCGCGCCGGTCTTGGTGTTCAAGTCCTGCGTCGTCGCGGCGGTGAGTTTCTGGACCTGTGCGTAGCGTTCCTGACTGATCACGCCGGCATCGAGCAGGCGCTTTGCATCGGCCAGCAGGGCGTTCAGGCGGGCTTGCTCGGCGGCGTCCTGATCGACGGCGCGCAGCACGCGCATCAGCGCCGCCTCATATTGGGCGTTCTTGCCGGCCGCGTCGCCGGCCGCTTTGCCCCCCGCTGCCGTTTGGGTGCTGGCTTTCCCGGCCGAGGCCGCCATGCGATCAAGCGCCTGGCCGAGCGTCTCGTTCGAGCGGGTCAGCGTCGATTGACTGCCGGCGAGGCCCTTGATCGACGAATCGAGTTGCTCGATGCGACTGACCAGCCCGCCAATGGTCTTGTCGAACTTGGCCTGATCGAAGGAGCGGTTGAGGGCGGTTTCGGTCGCGCGCGCTTCTTGCTGGACGCCCCGGAGGTCGGCCTTGACCTTGTTGGTGCCCGCCGCCGTCTGCGGGTCAACCTTCGCTACGATCCGATATTCCGCCATCCCCGAGGTTCCGCTTCACGTTCTCGATCTGCCAGCGGCGCTCGGCTTGGTCCATCTTCCTGATTACCGCCCACAGCGCATCGGCCACGTCGGGCGCGAGGCCCTTGCGATCAGCATATGCCATAGCCTTGTCCCAAGGGATAGGACCATCAGGCGGACGGCACGTCGCGAGATCGCGGAACGCGGTGTAGAACAGATCAGCGAGCGGTGGCTCGGGTGGCTCGTTTAGATACCAGTCGGGGAGGCGTCGGCCTTTCTTTTTGGCCGACGCAACCGAAAACCCGTCTCGTTCTAGTCGGAGGACCCATCGGAACCGCTCGACGTGGAGTTTCCCAACGTGTCCGCCCACCCGGGCTTCGCAGCGTTGCGATCCACGAAATTATAGGGGTTTGCGACCCATCCCCGCACCGGGTCCAGCATGTAGTTCGGGATCGCGCGCAGGAAATCGAGGACGTTCTGTTCGCTGAACTCGACCTCCTTGCCATCGACATCGCGCGGCGCGGTGCCCCACCGGACGGCGCACGTCTTGGCCATCAGCAGGCGGTCCAGTTCGCGGTCCTCCTCCAGCCGGTCAGACGACAGCACCTTGGCGCGGCGCTGTTTCTTCGTCTCCTTTTCGGCGGCCTCGGCGCGTTCAACGGCCAGGCGGACGCGCTCATTGAGATATTTCGGGTTCGAGTCGGTCATCGGGTGGAACCAGATCGACGGCTCGCCCCAGATATCGTCGAAGACGTATTCCGCCTCGGACTGCTCGGTTACTTCCAGTTTTCGCAGGTGGGAAAAGTCAGGCATTGGGGCCTCCAATAGAAAAGGGACCGGGGAGACATAACCCCCCGGCCCCTTCCTGTGTAGCCCCTACGCGATTAGATCAGGCGCAGCCCTCGTCCGGCAGGACCGGGAAGAAGCTGATGCCGCACGTAAAGCCGTAGGCTTCCTCCTCGTGCGCCATGAACGGCGTGTTGATGAGGACCGACTGGTTCTCCGGGAACTCGCGGTTGCCACCCGAGAGCGTGCCGGTAGGCAGATCGAAGGCCGCCCCGCCGTCGCCGTTGCGAACAACCCAATCGAAGCCGACCGTCTTGTTGCAGCGGATGCGCTCGATGACATCGGCGTTGGTGAAAAGCATCTGCGCCTCGACATCGCACTCGATGTCGCCGGCATTGAGATACTTCGGCCCCAACTTGCCGATGACCTTCTCGCCGGCCACGTTGTTGGTCAGCGTGAAAGTAGCCTGCTTGAAGTCGGTCGAAAGGCCCGCCTCGTCCACGTCCTGCACGCGCAGGCGAGCGATGTCGCTGGCGCTGCCGAACGATTCGACCTGTCCGCCGACCTTGGCGTTTTCAGCCTCGGCCGCGCGCGTGATGGACGGGTTGGTCGTGTCCGTGCCGACGAAGCCGAGCGTCATCGTCGCCTTGCCGGTCAGCGGGATCGCGATGGACAGCGCGTCGGCGTAATTGCCGAGGCTGTATTCATAGCCCGTCGCGCCGGCCGCCATCAGGTTCGGAGACGCCATTTCGAACTGCGTCGAAATCTCGACATAATCGGCGTCGTTGACCCCCTGATTTCGGACGAACTGGCCGAACAGGATATCAATGCGGAGGCCGGTGCCGCCAGAGCCGTCGTCGGTGCCGTCATCGGTCACGAACGCCTGATCGCGCTTGTCCAGCGTCAACTTGTGCGCGGCGACGGTGCGGACGCGGGCAAAGCCGATGTTCTCCTCATTGAAGAACTGGTTGGCGACATCGACCCCGCCGATGTGGATCACCTGGCCGGCCGCGATGCCGGTCGTGGTGAAATCGAGCGCCGTGCTGATCAGATCGCCGTTCGCGTCGATTTCCAGATCCCCGGCCGCGCCACGGAGGCCAGCGACGGCTACCTCGACGAACGCCGAATCGGCCGGCGTCTCGGCGACGTTGCCCGCCGCCTTGAGTTCGGTCGCGCTGGTCGCGTGGGTCGCCGTCACCGCTTTGAGGCCATTGTTCTCGTCGTTGACGAAGCCGCTGACATAGATCAGCGAGACGGCATCAGCGCCGGCCGAGCCATAGAGCAGGCGGCCAGCCTGCGCGGCGGTCAGGGCCGGGATGGTATAGCCGGTGGCCGTCGCCGCGCTGGTCAGGAAGGCGTCCGCACCGATGGCGCGGCTGAACAAGAACGCCTCGGCGAAATGACGCAGATGCGCCAGCGTAAGGTCCGCCTCGAACTCGACGCTGCTGTCCAGATCGGTGACGACGCCCTTGCGGCGGGCGCGCGCCTGACTGATCGGATTGCGCGCTTCCTTGGTGATCGTGGTGCCCCACGACGTGATGTTGTTCGGTTCCAATTCGAACCACTGCGGCGTGCCGGGCAGGACGCCAAGCGACGCCTCCCGGGCGAAGGAAAGAGTCGTCGCATTCGTAATTACCCGGCCCATTGGTGCCTCCTTTTACCTGATGTCCTCGTAGTCAAACCGGCCTTCCACCGATACTCCCCACCACCGGCCCTTGTCGATATGGCTGGCTTCCCCCGGCTCCACTTCGGCGAACCTGATGTCGTTGGGGGCGAGGATGCGGCAGTTCTCGAATATCGCGGCGGCGCGTTCGGCGAGATCTGACAGATTGCCGACCCCATCGCCCGGTGGCTCGCGAAGATCAATGATAAGCAGGCCAACGCGGTCCATTTTGCGGTTGCCCTTGCGACCCAGAGTGCCCGGCCCGCCCGGCATCCTGATCACCTGCACCTTGGCCCACGGCCCATTGGGCGGATCGAACTTGTCCTCGTTCGCCAGCGTATAAGGCGTCAACGGCCCGGTTGCCGGCGCGTCGGCGACCCAATTGTCGGTCCACCGCTGGTAGATCGTTTCCTGCACGGTGCGCCACACGCTCATTGTCCGGGCCTCCGGGGCGGCTTGCCGCTGCGAGCGCGGAAGGCGTCGGCACGGCGATTGCGCGCGCCCTGCGCCGCCGCACGGCTGTAGGTCTGGCGGATCGCCTTCTCGATGGCCGTCTGCACAAAGCCACGCGGCGACTGCGGGCTATGGCCGGCGTTCAGGGCACCGATGTAGGGGACATTGTTCGTCGAGAAGATCGGGCCGTCCTCAAGCCGCCAGGACAGCACATCGTTCTCCCCGTCGGAGGCGACGCGGGCGCGAGCCGCGACCTCGGCCGGCGTCGGACCCTCCTTCGGGTTGGCGGGATCGCCTTCCACGATCTTCGGCTCGCCGACAGACGGGAGCCAGTTGGCGGACGCCCACCCCGTGTCGATGGGCGTGCCGAGCGGCGGATTGGACCGCAAGTTGGCGTTGACGTTCAGCGCGAGGGCGATGACTTCGCCCCGCGTGTATTGCTCCAGATCGGCAACGATGAGGTCGATCTGGTCGGCCATGGCTTACTCGCTGATCGGTTCGATGTCGGGCGCGGCGTCGGCATCGCCGGCACGAGCGGCCCGGGCGCGCATGATCTTGATCTGCATGTCGGCCTTGTTGTCGTCCGACTCCAGTTCGACGCCTTCGTCCTCGGCGATCTGGCGCAGCTTGTCATTGGTGACGCGCAGATCGTCCTGAATCTCGAAATGATCGACCTCGATCGCGCTGGCGTCGGCGACAGGGGCCGGGGCCTCGACAGCGGTCAGCCGGGCGGCTTCCTGCTCTTTCGTCTCGACAGGCGTCGGGCGGAAGTCCTCGGCATAGACAGCCGCGCCCGATTTCCAGAGGCGGCGGGCCATGGCCTCGTCCACTTCGGCGCGCAGCGTCGGGCTGGCGACGACGGCAAGCGGGGTGCCCACGCCAAGGCCGTGACCGTGGACGGTCTTGAACTTGGCCATGATCAACTTACGGGCGGGATCGAAATCGGACATCGGATGCTCCTCTGGTTTGACGGGTAGCTGATACACCAGCGGCCGACCCTCGAATAGAGAGCCGGCCGCATCGGTTCACTGAACGGGGTCTTACGCGGTGGCCGGGTCGTCGTCAGACTTTCCGGCCTCCGCTGCGGCGGCTTCGCCCGCTCCAGCCTGTGCGGCCTTGTCGGCGTCGTCGCCCTGTTCGGCATCGTCGGGGCCGGACTGATCATCAGCGGCCCCGCTGGCGGCTTGTTCGCTTTCCGCATTAGCCGGATTGGTTTCGGAGGCCTGCTGGCCACCTTCCCCGCCATCAGCACCCTCGGGGGGCGTCTCGTCGCCCTCTGCCTCCGGTGGGCCGGCCTCGTGGATTTCGCGCTGGCGGGCCTCGGCGGCCTCGCGCCCCTGCACCTTTTCGGGTTCATCGAGCCACGGCGCGCTGATCTCATACCAGCCGCCGCCATGCTCCTCGATTTCGACCTCGGAGCCGCCTTCGATCCAGCCGAGGGGTGCGCCTTCCTCGCGCATTTCCTCCAGCGCCTTCTCGGCGTTGACCTTGCCACGGATGGTCAGGGGCGTCTCAAGCCATGGCGCGGTGATCGTGTAGCGGCCACCCTTGGGGCCGGTCATCTGGATAGGATCGCTCGCCTCGTCGGCGACTTCTGGCGCGTGGTTGACGGCCATGGTGTTGTATTGCCGCTCGATCAGGCGGCGGGGGAACGAGGCGGCCGGAGCCGCCTCGGGGGAAGGGAAGGGGTCGCCTTTGTCGTAGCTGATGCCAGCAAAGACAAATGCCCGCGCCGCAACCAGTGAGCGCTTCGGGTTGAAAGGTTCACGGTGCGGCACGGACATTCTCCTTGTGGTGCAGGACTTAGGCGGTGACCAGCGCGTCGCTGATGAAGACGGCCAGATCGTCGCTGACCTTCTTCATGCCGAACGCCTGGCGGCTGTGGAAATAATCGCTGTAGGCGCGACCGTCGCGACCGCGCGAGATAACCCCGCCCATGTCGTTGGTCTGGCCGGGCACGAGGCTATCCCACGCGAACGTGGCGATGGCCGTCGGGCTGTCGAGCGAAGGCGTCGGGTCGATGTAGCCGAGCCACGCGGCGTTGGGATCGACGATGTAGGCGAAGTTCTCGCCGCCAGTGTCGTCCACGCTGATCGGCTTCTCGTCGGCCGTGTTGTAGATCGCCCGCGCGACGCGCAGGTTGTCGATCTCGAACATGGCCGCCATGACCGCGTTGGTGATCGCCGCCGAGGACGTATACTTGATGCGGTCCACGAACTCGGGGTGGTTCTTGAGGCGCTTGCGCACGTTCGAACCGAGGACGAGCGTGTTCGGCTCCATGCCGGTCGCCGCGCGGATCATTTCCTTCCAGTCCTCGATATCCGAGAGCGGGCTGGACGCATCGTCCGCCCACGAAAGGAAGTTGGTCCCTGCGACGACAGAGCCGGAGTCGGCTTCGCCCGCGACAGTCATGCCCCAGACGCCGGTCTTGAAGAACGACGTTGCCCAGATGCGGTCGGCGCGGATCATCTGCTTGGTGGTCAGCAGGCGGGTGGCGTTCTCGTCGAGACGGCCTTGAACGCGCGAGTTCTGGCGGGTGCGGTCGTCGATGACGTGCTCCAGCGCCCACTCCTCGGCGACATAGGTGTCCTCCTTGATGCCGTAGCTGACCTGCACCGGACGACCGCCAAGCGGGCGGACCTTCGCCTCATCGCGCCAGAAATAGCCGGGCGGATAGACGTTAAACTTGCCCGCTTCCTGCGTCACGGTGATGCGGCTCGTTGCGGCACCGGCGACGAACACACCATCGTCCTGCATCAGGCCGAAGCTGTAGTTCGTCAGGTAGGCGTCCGGGTTCGTGTCCCCGGAGATTGACTTCTTCATGGCTAGGTTTCCCTTCTCCAGTCACGAGGCCCCGTTGGCCCCAAACCTTTGCTCTCGGTCTGACCCGGAGAGGGTGGCGCGGCGGATTAGGCCGCGTCGATCTTGCTGCGGTCCACTTCGATGGTGAACAGCACGTTGGCACCGCCGGCCGCGCTGATCGCCGTGCCGAAAACCTCGTCGTCGGCGGTATCGGCCACGACAAACTTGGCGTTGCCATCCGGCGTCACCTTCTGGCCAATGGCGATCTGCTCGCCGGCAATCGCCTTGAGTTGGTTGCCGGTCTTGATCGACGAGGACAGGCCAGCGGCCTTGCCTTCGCTGATCACGCCGTCGCAGAAATCGCCGGCTCCGCAGAGGTTCAGGCCGGTCGGCGTGCGCTTCGCGGCGTAATACTCCTTGCCGGTCAGATCGACGGCACCGGGGACTGCATCGGTCTGCGCCCCCGTGAAACGTTCGGTTGCCATGTCGGCTTACTCCTTTCTTCGCTTCGCTGTGCTGCGTTCGGGCGGGCGCGCTTAGGCGTCCGCGTCGGCGGCAGCGGTTTCGGGGTAAGCGGCCTCGAACAGGTCGGGACGCTCGGCGCGAACCTTGGACATCGCGTCCGCCCGGCCGATCTTCTCCTCGCGGGCCACCTTGGCGACCTCCGAATCGAAGTCCTGACGGGCCTTCTTGATGTCCCCGGTCACTTCGGGGGCCTCGGTCGTGCCCAGCGACTTGAACAGGGTGTCGCGACCCTTGTTCATCGTTGCGAGCGTCTTGAGGATGGACTTGCCGGCCGCGCTGTCCTCGCCGACTTCCTTCGCCGCCTTGAGCATGTCGGTGGCTTCCGACAGGGCGACGTTCGGGAACTCGGTGCGGGCGCGCTTCTCGATGGCATCGCCGGCCGCGCCTTCGCGCAGTTCGCCGATTTCCTTCGACAGGGCGTCGTTGCGCTTGGCCATCGCCAGCACAGCGGCACCGTCCGACTTGCGGATCTCGGTGCCGTCGAGGCACTTGTGGACGACCGGATCGGCGCTGTTGGCCTGATCGACCTCGGCCTGCTGGTCGGTCGCCGACTTGGCGAGGAAGGCGTCCTGCGCGTCGGCGGCCAGGCCGTCGAAGTGCTTGCGGATGGCCGGGGCCATCTTGAGGATGGCGTTCTCGCGCTGGAGGGCCTTCATGGCCTTGTCGTCGGTGCCGTCGCCCTTCTTTTTCTTCTTGCCGTTCGCCTCGGCCATCTTGGCCAGATCGTCGTTGGCGTCGAGCGCGTCGAGCGCGTCCAGCGTCACGGCGGCGTCGATGATGTCATTCGCTTCGGCCACGGTGGACTTGGCGATGGCGAAACCCGCGACAGCCGAAGCGAGCGCGGCCTTTGTGGTGATCTTCATGGGTTGCTCCTGCTGTTGCAGATATTTCGAGACGGCCTCCTCGACAGCCGATTCGAGATCAGATTCCGCCGTCGAGGCGGCGTTGCGTGCGGCGTCCGCTGCGGCGGTGGCCAACTGGCCCATCGCCTCGGTGAACGCCTCCGTTGCTACCGAACCATCGCCGCCCTCGGCGATTTCGTCGGAAAGGGCCGTGCGGAACGCATCGCGCACCGCCCACTGGTTCTCGAAAGCGCGCCAGAACGTCTCGCTGATCTGGTCGCTGACCAGTTGGGCGCGGAGCGCTTCCTGAAATGTCTTTTTCACGATGGCCGGGGGAGTGCCAGCGCCGGGCGCGCGCTTCACGATCGCCACCGTGGCGTGCTCTTGGCAGGGCAGATCGACAGCCGCGATCTTGTCCAGACGGATCGACTTGAGGCGGCGCTTAGTTGCCATCTTCGACTTCCTCGTATTCGACCCGGGCACCTTCGATGGAAAAGCCGGTGTAAGTCCCGTCCTTGAACTTCGCCAGAATATCGTCATCGGCGGGATGATAACCGACGACGAGGCCCGTCTTTTCGACAGTCCAGTTCAGCGCCTTGGCCATTTCTTCGGTGACGGGGAGCATGAAATAGTAGGAGCCGACATCGGGGCCGGCGTGCATGTCATTGCCCGCCATTTGCATCCCGGTTTCGGCCGCATCGACGGCGGCCTTGAACATCGCGTCCTCGGTGATGTGCTCGGGCACGCGCTGGCCCTTGTGGACGCCCTCGGTATCGACGTTCAGATCGTAATAATCCTCGAACGAACCGTCGGCGGCGCGGACTTTCGACACGATGGCATAGCCGAACACGAGGCCGTGTTCCTCATCGACGTTAAGCACGTCGTTCACCTTGACGATCTTGTCCGCGACTTTGGTCACCAGCCGTTCCCCTGCCCTTTGGGCGCTCCGCTTTCGTGGTGGGAGGGGTTGCCCAGATCGGAGATCTGTGTCTCGCCCTATCGCTTCTTACCGCGACTCGTCTCGCAGGGATAGTCCCTTGATCAGCGTTGCCGGATTCGGGTCAAAAGCGCGCAGCGGCACTGGATGGTTTCGGCGGCTGGAGCGTCTGGGTCGCCGGGATATTTGATTTCCCCGTTCTCCGTGACCCACGATTCGCCCCATCCTTTGACCTGGCCGTTCAGGAGCATGTGCGTCTTGCGCTCCCGGCCGTCGAGGCGGGTCCGCCATTCCCGGCGCAACTGGTCGGCGTTGATTTCGCCGGCTGCGATGGCCTGCCGATACGCCTCCTCATTGCCCTGATTTACCGCGCGCAGCGCCTCGGTGCGGCCGATGACCTCGGCCCGATGCTTCACATAGCGCTCGGTGTAGCGCCGGACCATCATGTCGATCTTGTCGGCTGGCAGCGGGCGACCGGCGCGCGCGGCGGCCATGACGCTGCGATCTGTGCGGCCATCGCGCAGCGCCCGGCCGAGCGCGTTCTCGGCGGCTTGCGGATCGAAGCCCACCCGCTCCAGCGCAGCCCGGTAACTGGCGACGTGCGTCCATTGCGTCGATGTCAGCCCCACGCTGTCGCGGAAATTGCGGGCGGCGGCGATGGGATTGGTCCCGGCCTCGACGCCGCTGACCAGCGCCATGCTGGCGGCCTTGCGCTGTTCGGCCGTGAACTCGCGGATCAGTTCGAGGCGCGTCGCCTGCATCGCGGCGACCGCGTTCAGATTGACGGCGTTGAACACGACCCGGGCGACGTTGGCCCCGCGCAGGAAATCGGACGTGGACTGGCCGGCCGTGATGAAGGCGACATTGCTCGCGGACCCCAATTGCTCGGCCGCATATTGCAGGCGGTCCATGGCCTCGTTGACCCGGCCCTGTTCGATCAGGTCGGCCAGTTCGTTCAGATCGAGTTCGTCCTTGAGATCGCTGATCGCGGTGCGAAAGATCACGGCGATGCGCGCTTCCTGCTGATCGAGCAGGAGGTTCAGCCGGTCGGCCGGATCGTCGATATAGTCGTCGGCTTTGAGGAGCGGCGCGCTGGCCATGGCTCAATCCCCATCAGGGCCGCGCCGGTCCCGGCACAGATAGCGATAAGTCGCGGCGGCGGGGTCACGGCCGAGAAGCTGGACCATGTAGAGGGTCAGCCCCTCGATCTCGATGGCGTCGTTGCGGAGCGGCAGGCCCCCGGCCGGGATCGTATCGCCGATCAGCATGGCGATGCGGTCGTTCAGTTCGAACTCGACGCCGGCAGGAGGGGTGCGGGGCAGATCCTCCCAGATACCTTTGATGCCGGTGACGGTCGTCGGGGTCTTTGCCTGGCCGCCCGTCAGATTTCCGGCCGAGCGGGCACCGCGCTCATAGCGCGTGATCACCACGTCCAGCAGGCCCGGCGCGACATGCTTCTTGATCAAGCCCGCGATATCGACGCCGAACAGCTTGTTGCCCATCAGTCATAGTCCTCCTGCGCGATGGGCCAGTCCCAAGGATAGCGACCGCCATAGGGCCGGACGCAATCGCTGGTCCCATGGGGCACCGCCCCGTCCAGCGTCACGTCGGTATCGCCGAGGCCGTAGCAGACCAGATTGGCGGACAGCAGCCGGTTCCACAGCGCCATCGGCAGCGGCGGGCCACCATCGACCGGGGTGAAGAACTCGACCTCGGCCGGGCCGGCCTTGGCCCGCTTGATGTTGCTGTTGCCGCTGGCGTCGGCGAACAGATCAGGGGACGCGGCCAGATCGGCGGCCAGCATCGCGGCGACTTCCTGAACGATGGTCGGGGCCGGATCGACAGCCGGGTCGGGCGCGGTGTCGCACCACGGCAGGGTCAGCAACATGCGGGTGGCGCTGATCAGGGCGCGGCCCTTGGCGTCATCGTTCAGCAGCGCCCAAGCGACCGCCCGGCTGATGTCCCCGGCGAGGTAGATATCGGCGTCCGCGACGCTGATGAAGGCGTCGTAATCGTTCGCCCCGATGGTGATCGTCGCCATTACGCAGCCCTCCGCTTGGCCATTTCCTGCCGGCGCTTGACCATGGCCTTCGCCATGTTCTTGCGGGAGCGCAGGACGCGGCGCTTCGCCAGTTCGTCCTCCGGCGTCTGATCGAGCGGGTCGGCCGGGTCGGGCTTGGCGTTCGGGTCGGTGCGGCCGGGGTTCAGCGACAGGTCCATGTCGTCCATGCGCTCGGGCGGGCGCGTGAGGCCGAGCAGATCGTAGATCTCGCCGACGGCCGGGTCGTCCGGCATGACAGGGGCACCGGCCTGCGCCAGCTTGGCCAGCGCGTCGAGCACCTGTTCGATGTCGCGGTCGCTGATTTCGTTCACGCCCATCTGCGGGCAAAGTTCGGGGGGCCAGCCGTTCAGTTCGGCCAGCGGTGCCAGGACATCGCGGTCGTAGATCTCGCACAGATCGAGCAGCGTCGATGTCACGGTCAGGTAGAACGTGCCGACCTTGGACCGGGACAGCGCCAGCGAGCCGGAGCCGTCGGCCCCGAGGAGCAGATGCTCGACGCCGAGGATGCGGGCGAGTTCCTGATTCATCCGATTGACGGCGTTGGCCATCGAATCGAACGACGTGCTGTCGCCGGACAGCAGTTCCAGCGCCCACTTCGGCACGCTGCTGACCGTCTGGCTCTTGTCCACGCTGGCCGCGATATAGGTGTCCGACGGCAGGAGCATCCCCGATTTCTCGTTGCGGATATGCTTGTCGAGCCAGTTGCGGAGCGGGGCCAGCAGGGACGTGCGGCGGGCCTCGGCCTGCGCCCGGGCGTCCGATCCCGGAGGGCCAGCGTCCAAGACCTCCTGCCGGAGTTCGCCCAGCGGCGCGCGCGCGACCGGGATGCCGCGCAGATCAGTGGTGAAGCCGATTTCCTCCAGCCAGAGGAACGTCTCCAGCCGGGCGGCGGTCACGGCCAGATGGCGGAACAGGCCGACGCCCTCGGGGCTGTCGGTCAGCGTGTCGTCCACGGCATAGACGATCTTGCTGCGGGGCAGTTCGACATCGGCGAATCCTGGCACGCGCTGGATCACCGATTCGACGGTGCCGCCCCGGTCGCGCTTCCACCGGCTGATGGTGCGCTGCGGGCGATGTTCGATGTCGAGGAGGCCGATGGTCCCGTCGGGGTTCTGCTTGGCCGTCCATTCCTGAATCGTGAAGCCGTGCAGGCGGAACGCGGCGGTCTTGCGGACGACTTGCGACCAGCTTGTCGTCATGTCGTAGAGCATCGCATAGGCTTGGTCGGCATAGCCTTGCGCGGTGGCGGTGTCGGCTTCGGACAGGTTCTCGGGCGGATTGACCGTCCACACGGCGTTGCTGATCAGGTTCAGAAACAGGCGAACGCCGGCCCCGATGATCGACACGTCGCGGACGAGGCGGTCATATTCGTCGAATCGACGCGGCCCGACCAGATTGATGAGCCGATCTGGCTCGTCGAACGTGCCAGCCCCTTCCCCATTGATGACACCGCCTGATGCACGGCTCGTGCCCAAGGTTTCCGTAGGCGCAGCCCGCTTGAACAGCGCGTCGCCCGCTCGCTTGAAAATGCTGTCCGCCAAAGCCCGGCCTCCTGATCTGGTAGCCTTGTATCGCAGGAGGGGCTTTCGGTCACGTCTCCAGAATCGAAACCGGCCGCACCCCGAAGGACGCGGCCGGCCGGATCATTCCGAGAGCGAGGCCCTTGTATCAGGCCCCGGGTTGATTGTCACGCCGCCGTGAGGTCGCCGGAGACATTCCAAGTGTTCGCCGCGACCTTGGTGCAGACGACGCGGCCCTTGGCGATCACGACAGCGGTGGTGCTGCCCTTTTTCTCCATGGTCGCGCCAGCGCCGGCCTGCGCGGTCAGCGCGCCGGCACCCTGCGCGATCACCGAGAACGACGATCCGATGGGAAACGCGACGGCGCTGTCCTGCGGGAGGGTCAGCGTCTGGGCACCGGCATTGGTGCGCAGGATCGTCTTGCCGACATCGGTCAGCGCCGGGATATAATCGGCGGCGGCCGACGTGGTGACGGCGGGTTCCAGCTTGGCAAAGTTGCGCGCGATCAACTTGAACGCGGCGATCAGCCCGCGACCGGAATACTGGCCGGCCTTGGACGACAGAGTTTCGAGATGGGCCATAGCCTCCTCCTCTGGTTTCCTTGCCGAGCGGGATTGCCCGGCCCGGCTGGCATATCACGACGGCTCTCGGCCGGATATAGCGAAGGGCCGGGAGATCGCTCCCCCGGCCCCTCTATCCTTTCGCCCTTCACATCGTCCGGGCAAGGGCGGGTCGCCCTGCGGGAATTAGGTCAGATCAGCCGCCGCGCGAGGCGGCGCGCTTGCGGTGGCCGGCTTCGTGTCGGAGCGAGTTCTGGAGCGCGGCGTCGAACGGCGCGCGGGTCATGTTCATGGCCGGGCCGGGGACGGCCAGGCGCGGCGCGCGCAGGGCGGTCGCCGGGACGAACAGGCCGTAGATGAAGGCGACCCCGCGCTCCAGCGCCGAGACGGCGGCGAGCGGCGCGGCTGCGATCAGGGACAGGGCGGCGGCGAAGAATGGGCGGTAACGCAGAACCATGGGTTTCCTCCTTGGCTGTCCGATAGTGGACCCGGGCAAGGTGCGCCGATGGCAGCGGGCGGTCAACGGAAAAGGGCGAGGCCATTGCTGACCCCGCCCTGCGACCCGGCGCGTTGATCGCGCTGCGGCTAACTGATTCCAAGCCTCTCTTGCCGCTCTCTGATCGCGGTTGCAACAGGCCCCGGAACAGGCACCTGTCCCGAGGCCCATCGCCGAACCGACGACGCATCGACGCCAAGCCAATCGGCCAGCCGGGTCTGCCACCCATGCTTGGGCGGGAACAGTGCCCGGCCGGCCTCCTTGAATTGATCAGCGGTCACGCGCCTCGCTTTCGTGGACGAATCGGAGGACGTTCTCGCTGAAACCGTCGATGCGCGTCCAGTCCCCGTAGCCGACGCCGTTGCGATAGCTGGCCACGTTGATCATGTAGCCGCGCGCGCCCTCGCGGGGACCGCCGACGCGATCATGGGACTGCTCGTCCGTGATCACGATCATCCGGTCATAGCGGGTGCGGAGATTGACCTCCGCAATCGCGTGCCCGAGGCGGGTGCCGCCATGCGGCTGCGAGCGGCGGATCGCATCGACGCCAGCCATGCCACGACGCGGGGGAACCTCCTTCACGTCATTGGAGAAGCTGAACACCCGGACATCGCCGTGGATGATCGAACCGAGGGCGCAGGCCGCGTCCATGCGGGTCAGATCAGACTTGGCCGACAACTTGTCGTCCATCGAACCGCTGACATCGACCAGCACCACGGTCTTGCCCGGCAGGACCGGCATGTCCTCGACCGCCGCGCACAGCGCCTCGTCCAGCGCCGGCTCGAACTGCGGTGCAGCCCGGGCAGCGGCGATGTAGCGGAACGGCAGGACATAGCGCGCACCCTTGCGGGCGATGATCGCCTGCTTGACCAGATCGGAGTCGACGCCGACCTCGGCCATCTTTCGCAGGTTGCGGATCAGGGCCATGTAGCCGAGCCGGCCTTCGCTGATCAGCCGCGTGAACGCCTCGGCCTTGTCGGCCCCGCCCGAAAGCGCGACCTCCCAAGTGTCCGGCGACGGCAACTCGCCAGCAATGAGCGCCTTCCACATCGCGGCCTGCTCGTCGTCCTTCGGCTTCGGGTGAACGAGGCGCAGGACATCGCGCAGCCGCACGGTGGTCGCGCGGTCATACTTGGCAAGCTGGTAGGCGTCGAACTGGCCGAACGCGAGGGCAAGGCCCTTCTTCATCGCGGCCGGGATGGGGCGCTTTCCGTCCTTCCACAGCATGGCCAGCAACTCGCCCATTTCATCGGCGCGGCGCACGACGGCCGGATAGTCGTCGGGGCGCAGCGCGGAGATCTGGCCGGCACGAGCCAGTCCGGCGATCAGCCACAGCGGGGCGTGGCGCAGGTTCATCTGGCTGCGGGCCTCGATCGCCAGCGCGGCGACATCGGCCGGCGCGGCCTTGCTGACCAGATCGGCGATGCGGTCGGCGATGGCGACCCCGCCCTCATAGAACTGGTCCTCCCACAGGAGGCACGACGCGACAGCGCGGCGCAGTTCAGCGGCGGCGTTCTTCGGGGGGATGCCAGGCGCGCCCTCGTGGGTGCGGGCGGTGTTGACGGGCTTGGTGTTCAATCGAGCCATGATGGCGTTCTCCTTGGTGGGCAGCGGCGGCCACAAGGGAAGCGGGGAATGGTCGGGAACGGAGTGCCGGGCGTTACCCGGACGTTTGCGAAACGAAGTATCCGTTGTCCTACACCACCGCCGCCCATGAGGCCGTCGCCGGGTTTGCGGACATCGCCGATCAGGGTCGCGAGGGAAACAAGTCGAAGGCGGTCCTATGTCGGTTGCTCTACCCGCTGAGCTACCCCGGCGAACCGGGGGCTGGATTCGAACCAGCGACCTACTGATTATCGAAGTATCCGCATTCTACACCACTCGCGACCCGGAACGACGATGCCCAGATCGTCCACCCAAGGTGCGCAGGCAAGGACCGCGAGGAATAGGCGGCTCCTGAACGTGAAGCGTCCTAACCACTAGACGACCAAGTGCCGAGGCCCTTGGGCGGGATTCGAACCCGCGTTTCTCGCTCCAGATGCGAAGTAGCAGAAGCCTGCACCATCGCGGTCCATGCCTGCCCGGGAAACTGGCGGATGCGGCGTCTTTCCGAGTTACAAAGTCGATGAAACCGCGTCCTGCACCACGGGCAGGCGTCGGCAAATAGCGCATTGTGCGCGGTTTGCAAGCGGAAAGGTGCCCCCGCCGCGCTCACCGGCTTCCGTGGTCTGGCTCCACAAGGGGCATGGGTCGATGGTTGCAGAGGAGGGATTCGAACCCCCGGCCTGTGGATTATGAGACCACCGAGCTACCGCTGCTCTACCCTGCACCATCGCGAGGGCGATGGGGGTATCCGGTCCATTCGCCCGAAGGCTGCGCCCGGCTCGATCCATCGCCCTGTCGCCTTCGTGGACATTTTCGGGGACCGTCTTGAAGGCGCAAGTCATCCAGTCCCGCGCTGATGGTTGCCGCGATCTGGCCAGCTTGGCAAGGGGGAAGGGTGCCGAGGACAGAATTGATCGGTTGCCCGACCAGCCGGTGCCGACTGTGCGGCGTGGCCAACTCCTTCGCGATTAAGCGGCTTGGCGGATAACCCCACCGCTCCTCGGCGTGCCAGCGGCCCGGGTCCGTCATGCGCTAGGCGCGTCGTGGGCGGTTGCCGCTGGCGGGTGCCGGCATAGGCGCGTCCTGGCCGGCGATCAACTCGCTCCCCACGGATCATCATCGGTCGCCGGCTCCGGCGCGTCGTCGATGTCGTCCATTTCCTCGGGCGCGGCGTTCTGGGCGACCGGCACGGTGCCGACAAGCGCCTGAAATGCCCGGCTGCTGGCGTCCACCTGATCCTTGTATGTGCCGGACGGGAAGTTGCGGAGTTCCTCGATATAGGCGGCGTTCCAGTCGCCCCGGACCAGATGGACGCGCTCGGCCCCGACCTGTGCGGCAAACGGATCGGCGCGCGTCACCTTGTCGCCCGTCTCCGGGGTGCAGATGAAATTGAAGCCCATCAGGATCTCCGACACGCGCCACTTGAACGCCTTGCCGCCGAATCCCGGGTCTTGAGGGATGCTGATCTTGACCGTCGGGATTTCGTTCCGGTCATTGATCGAAACCTCCTCGATCATCGTCTCGACTTCGGTCGGATTGGCGCGCCGCCGCTCGACGTGGCGGATATAGACATCGCCGCCGACGCGGGTCATCAGGACGCGCACGGTGTAGGGCGATTTCTTCCGCTTGCTGCCGGCCAAGTCCCACCCGGCCCATGTCACGCCGCCAGCCGGCACATGGTCCACGATGTCGATGTGCTCGACCTTGAACATGCCGCCTTCGCGCGGGGCCGGCCGCTGCTGATACTGGCCGGCATACATGTAATCGCCGGATTTCTTAACGTCCTCGGTGACGGCCGGGCCGGCGCGCACCGGGTCCATCAGTTCGCCCTCATAGGAGCGCGGGTCGGCCCAGTCCTTCGTCTTGCCCGGGCGATCTGGGTCGGGGACTTGCAGCGGTGTCGTGCAGCGCCGGGCCGTCTCGAACTCGTTGGGGATCATCAGATGGACGAACCCATAGTCGCGGGCGAGGATGACGCCGGTCAGATCTTCCTCGTGCAAGCGCTGCATGACGATCACGATGGCCGACGTTTCCCAGTCATTGATGCGGTTCAGGCCGCCCTCAATGAACTTGCGGGTAGCGTTGTCGCGCTGCGTCTCGGATTCGGCCCCATCGACGCTGTGCGGATCGTCCACGATCAGGCGGTCGCCGCGCTTGCCGGTCACGGACTTGAAGGCGACGCCGAGACGCGAGCCGGTGTCGTAATTGCTGAACGACTGCACGCCTTCAGTCTTGAGTTCGACCTCCGGCCACAGCGATTGGAACCATTCGGAGCGGACCAGATCGAGCGTCTTGCTGGTATCGCGCTTGACGTTGGACAGATCGAACGACGTGCTGACAAAGCGCAGGTGGCGCTTGCCGAGCGGACCCCATTCCCACGCCTGCCACATCACCGAGACGATGGTCGATTTCGACGAGCCGGGCGGCACGTTGATGATCAGACGCGGTTTCAGCTTGCCCCGGCTGATCGCCTCCAGATGGTCGCACATGGCTTGCATGTGCCAGTTCCAGCGCAGCCGCGTGCCCGGCTCGATGACCTTCCACGCTTCCTGCACGAACTCGGCGAACGACTGACAGCGGCGGCGGACGCCATCGGCATCGGCCCGGGCCTCGTCCAGCATCGCGGCCTCTTGCCGGCGCGCGATCTCCTCCCGGTAGAACTTGGTTGAGAGCGCCATCGGCTCCCGGATCAGGGTCGCGCCCTGATCGTCAGTCGTCAGCGCTGCCATCGACAATCTCGTCGGGGTCCAGCCCCTCGGCGAGCGCAGCGAGGCGGCCATACTCGGCAAGCTGTTCGTCGGTCAGGCGCGACAGATCGGGGGCAGGGCCGCCGAACGGCTGGCGAGCCTTGTCGCCGACTTCCACCTTGGTCGTCCAGCCGCCAAGCCGGGCCAGGATGAACTTCTGCGCGTCCAGATCGCCCTTCGCCGTCTCGCTTTCCGCGTTCAGGGCGCGGTTGATCACCTGCGAGCCGACGCTGGCCAGCATTTCGGCTCGGCCGAGTTCCAGATCATCGGAGAAGTGCCGGCGCAGAGTGTCGCGGCTGACGCCGATCAGGCGGGCGATGTAGTGCTCGCCATGGACCGGGAAGGTCTTGGCATAGGTGCGGACCTTGAGCCGCTGCTCCTCGGTCGGCACGAACGGCGGGTTGCCGAACTGCCCCTTGGGCGCGCCTCGGGCATCATCGTCCCGCGTCTTCTGGTTGTGCGCGGTGAGGGGCTTTTCTGGCGTGGTGGACATGACGGCAATCTATGCGCGCGGCGCTCTCCAGTCGAGTCTTACGCGGCGTCCCTGCGATTTCGCCTTATGCGGAATGACGTTGCTGCGGTCGTCGCAGCGCCTATGCTGCCCGGACCACCACGAGGAGACTCAACGATGAAACATGATGACCCCCGCCTGGCCGGCCGTGTGCTGGAGGGCAAGCTGGTGTTCGCCGTCGTCTGCCTGATCGCCATCGGCGTCGGGGTCGGCGTGATCACCGAGTTCATCTTGCCGGCTTTCGCCCAGATCGACGCCGCGTTCGACGCCTTAGCGAAGAATTAACCTCTCTCCCCCAACACGGTCCCATCAGCCCACCACGGAGACGACCGATGCAGATCACGATTCGCGATACCGACCGCACCGAAGGCCAGAGCTTGCAGGACTATCGCCGCAAGCAGGCCGAGGCGTGGTTCGCCCGCAACCAGAAGCAACTCCGCGACCAGTTTTGGGAGCGCAAGCGCCGCGATCACGAGGCGGGCGAGCGGTGGCTTGCCGAGCACGGCCAATGATCGAGGCCATCGCCATCGGCGTGTTCGTGTTCGTCGCGCTGGCAGTCGCCGGCTGGCGGGCGCTGGACACGCTGGACCGCAAGGCTCGCGAGGAGATCGCTGATCTGGAGCGCGAAGTCCGGCTCGCCAAATTGAAGGGGCGCTATCAAGGCCCCTACGTCAATCGGTGGGGCCGCGAGGTCGAATGACCCCTCAAGCCATCGCTGATCTGGCCCTGCGCGAAGATCAGCAACGACGCGCCGCCGAGCGGGCCGGGGACGAACCCCGCGCCCGCCGTCATTTATTCGAGCGGGACCGCTTGCTGGAGTTGCTGCGACCATCGCAGCGATCTATGCCGGCGTCACCACCACCACGGAGACTCACATGACCAAGAAATCAGCCGCCACCCTCCGCGAGGAGCAGGAACTGGCCGCACAGATCGCCAAGGCCCACGCCTTCTCGGCTTTCCTCCTTTTCGGGCCGCGCGACCGCCGCAAGGTGATGATTGAGCAGGGCGGGCCGGAGGGCTACGCCGCCGCTGTCGCCGCGAAGGCCGAACTGGACCAGCAGGCCCGGGCCGATGGCAGCACGCGCAGCGCCATCATCTACGCGATCAATCGCCTCGGCTCGTTCGATGTCACGCCGGACGCGGCCAAGCGCGCGGGGCTGATCTGATGGCCCGCGTCCGCCCCACCAACAGCCGCCTCGCCCACGCCAGCGCGCAGGGCATGGCCGACGCCAAGGCGCTTGAGGGCATCATGTCCCGGGCCGTCGATGGCGTCCCGGCCGAGGCTGATCGCCCCATGCTGGTCGCCATCGCCAAGCGCCTCCCCGCGCCCGTCCGCGATCAGGTCCGCGCCGTGCTGACCAAGGCCGGAGAGGCGTTCTGATGCGCCCGGCCGAGGGTATCGAGATCCCCATGGCGCTCCGCAAGCGGCCGAAGGATCGCCGGGGCTACCCCATCCCATTCATCGTCCTGCTGGACGCCAACAAGCGCCCGCATTTCACGATCAACAACGGCCAGCGCGTCCTCGACGCCGGCCGCAAGAAGCTGTGCGGGCTGTGCGGGGGAAAGCTGCGGGGCGACATCGCTCTGGTTGGCGGGCCGATCTGTTTCCTGTCGCCGATGGGGGCGTTCAGCGATCCGCCCATGCACGCCGAGTGCGCGCGCTACGCGATCAGGGTGTGCCCCTATCTGGCCGCGCCGTCCTATGGGAAGCGGATCGACGACCGGACGCTGACCCCCGGGGCGACGCCGGGCGGCGTGATGATCAAGACCGAGATCGCCGTGGCCGAGGACCGGCCGGTCGCCTTCATGCTTGGCACCACAGATCGCGTCGAAATGTTCCTGCGGCCGGACGGCGCGCCCCTGTTCCGCTGCGCCGGGCGCTGGACTAATCTGGAGGTATGGCAGGCCGGCCAGCGGCTTGAGGGCGAGGCCATGGAGGCCGCGCTTGCCGCCGACCGCGCCCGGTCGGTCTATTCCTCGGGCTGATCGCCCTCCCCCACCGTCTCCTCGAATCGGGCCAGTGCGTCGGAAACGTCCACTGGCCCGAGCGCTTCCACAGCCTTGCGCGGATCGCCCTTCACGAAGACAAGCACGTTCTGATGAGTCTTGCCCAACTTGCGGGTGGACCTGAACTGCTTGGCCGTCCTGATGGGGAGCGAGCCGACCGACGTGATCAGGATCGCCTCGTTGTAGAGCGGGGCACCCGCCGCCTCGAACGCGGCAATCGTCTTGCTGACGAAATTGGCGTAGATGCCGCGCTTGTCCCGGTAATCGCCGACCACGAAACAGGCGAACCGATTGTCGGCCAGCCGGGCGACCGCCTTGGCGATGATCTCGGCGTAGATCGCGTCGAACCCGGCCATGTCGAGCGTGCTGATGTCGTCGGGGTCGTCGCTATAGACCTCCAGATCGCCGTAGGGCGGGCACGAGAACACGAAATCGAAGTCGTCGCCGATGGCCTCGTCCGCCAGCACCTTGTTGCTGTCGCCGACGTGCCAGATCGGCTCGACAGGCGCGAAGGCCGGCTGCGGCTCGATGTCGGCCCCGAGGTTCCAGAACAGCGCGCCCGGGGCGGCGTGTTCCCTGATGAAGCGCCACGCCTTGGCGTCGTAATTGCTGCACGACGGGAAGGGCGGCGGGTCAGTCGCGTCGTCCTCGAACGCCTCCGGGGCCTTCCACAGCTTGGCCTCGCCGACATCGGGGTCGCGGCCGACCTGAACGGCGTGATGGGCGGCGTCGGGGAAGGCGCGCTGTAGCGCCCGGGTCAGCGTGCCCGAGCCGGCGACGCACCAAACCTCGGTCGGGGCCTCGCCTGGCAGGGCCGCGATTTCCTGCGCCATCGCATCGACGAAGATCTCGTCGTCCATGCCGAAGGGGACCAGATAGGCCCCGGTGGCCTCGCAGTGCTTGCGCGCCCGGGACTGGATCACGTTCAGCCGGCCGGCTTTGACCTCGACGATGTTCGCGCCCAGATCGGCGGCGAGTTGCGTCCGGGGGTGCCGGTCGGAGCGCGCGGCCACGAAGATCGTCGCCTTCTTGCCAGCGGCCCGGCAGGCCCCGGCGAGCGCGATCTGTGCGAAGCCATAGGCCGGCGTCGCATAGACCAGTTCGTCGGCGTCGATGCCGGCGACAAGGCGGTCCAGCGCCCGGCGCTTGGTCCCGCCGAGGACGCGATCATCGCGGACGACCCTGATGCCCTCGATCTCATCGACCGCCAGCGCCGGAACTTCCTCGGCCGCGCGGGGAGCCGGCGTGCCAAGCTGTGCGGCGACAGCGGGCCATTGCGCCCGGTTCGCCTCGATCTGTTCGGCGCGCAGATCGACGCCGGTATAGTGCCGGCCGAGCGCGGCGCAGACGATCCCGCGCACCGAGCCGCCAGCGAAGGGGTCCAGCACCCGGCCGCCGACCGGGCTGAACCAGCGGTAGGCCAGTTCGCACAGCACCGGGTCGAAGATCGACGTGCCGCTGGACAGTTCGGAGTCTGGCAGCACCCAATGATCGCGCTCGAACTCCTCGGGGGTCAGCTTGCGGCCCACCTTGGCCTCGGCCGCCGTTTTCTGTTCATAGTAGCGGGGGTGGCTGGACAGGGCGTCCATGGTGACGCCGCCCAAGCCCTTCTTGCGGCCGGTCACGGCGTTCGTGCCCTCGCCGCGCATGAGATCTTGCCCGAACGTCCGGGCCTTGCCCTTCGCCTCCTCCCGGGCGGCCTGCATCGCGGCGCGCTTCTCCGGGTCCGGCTCCAGCATCGTGTCGGACATGCCGAGCAGGTTCTCGCCGCGCCCGACCTCGGACTTGATGCCGAGCGCCAGCCATGCTCGCTTGCGGTCCATCCACCATCCCTCGCGGGCGTTCAGCACGGTGAAGGGCGGGATCATGAACTCGTTGGCCAGCGAGCCGCCGCCTTGCTTCTTGCCGGCCGGTGCCGTCGATCACCGGGACGGTGCCCTTGGGGATGGCCGTGCCGCCGCGCTCCTTGCCCGGGGCGAGGTAGATCGTGCCGCCCTCGGCGTAGATCGCCCGCGCCGCCATCTGCCGGCCGTGGCCCGCCCTGATCAGATCGTCGGCCAGGACGGGGTTAGTCCAGCCGAACCGCTCGATGCTGGCCACGATCTGGGCGACTTGCGCCTCGCTATGGGTGCGGGCGTTCCGGGGGTCCGGGGTCAGTTCGTCGATCTTGCGGAGCAGCACCTTGGGCGCGGTCATGGGGTCCATCCTTGTTTGCGGGCGAAAGTCTCGATCTGCGTCACCCCTGTGCTGATCGCGTCGGCCAGCGTCCCGTCCACATGGACATTGGCGAAGGCGCGCTGCCCTCCCTCATGGGGGAACAGCATTTCGACGCGGACGCAGGGGCGGCCGTCGGTATGGGTGAAGCGGCGGGCGTGGACGACCGGCTCGAAATCGTCGGGCAGATCGGTGACGCCAAGCTGGACGACCGGGTGCTGCTGGCCGGCGACGCCGAGCGTCAGGCGCGCCCCGGCGTAGAGCAGCGCGGCCTCGCCGTGATCAACCTCCCAAGCGGAGCGCATGTAGTGCACGCCGTCGATCTGCTCGCGCCGGATGAACAGCGCTCCGCAATGGCCAGACTCGGCCTCGTTCCAGTCTGGCGGTGCGCCCAATGGGCGGGGGTCTGCCCCTGCGATGCGTGTCGGCCTCATGCCCTGATCATATCCGCCGCCGCCTGCGCGGTCCACGGCGCTTATCCATAGCCCGCTTTTGCGCGGCCAGATGGGGCGGGATGGCGTAGCGAACGACCCGGCCGGTATCGACGACCCTCATTTCGAGGACAGCGGGAGCGGGGTGGGTGCGGGACCATGCCTCGCGTTCGGCCGCGCCGGTCAGGGCGTCTAGGGCGGCGCGCTCCTTGCGCTCGCGGTCCAGATCGCAGGCCAGGCAGGCGTCGCCGGGTCGCCATTTCTGCGTCTGGCGATGGCCAGCCGGGCACCGCTTCACGGCCGGCTTCTTCGGTCGGGGGAATAGCGCGTCGAGGCTGCGCGGGTGAGTCTTGCGTGGTGGGCGCATTGCCAGCTTGCAGCACGCCGGCAGTCACCCTGTCAATGATCGTGGCCAGATCGGCTCAAAGGGCCTTGGCCCACTCCGCTCGCCGCGCCCTGAAATTGTTGCCGTTGCCCGGGCGGGGGGTGCCGCGTCGGCCGTCCTCGTCGGGCGGCGGCGGTCCCATGGACCAGAACGGGTCGGCCGGTCGATGGGCACAGTCCACATCGGGACGGACGCCGCATCGCTTGCACGGAAAGCCCGGGTCGGGCGTCACCGGCCTGATGATCTTCATGCCCGCTCGTCCGTCATCAGGAGGACGCCGCACCCGCTGTCGGGGTCGCCCCATTCGATGAAAAAGCCGCGCCACCGGGAATGCGCGGACAGGCCGAACTCGACCGCCTCCCACCCCGGTATCTCGCGCCAGCCGATGAACAGTTTACTGATTCTCACCCTTTGGCCTTTCGATTGGCAGGGCCTCGCGTTGGCCCGGTGTCTTGATAGCGCCCCCGAACTTGCGTCGTCGATAGTCCATGACCTCGGCCGCGATCTTCGCCTCGGCCGCCTCGCGCGCGCGCCGGACGCGCCAGCGCCAGACCAGCCACCCGGGGACCGGGGCGAACGTGGTCAGCAGCGTCCATTCCCACCACGTCATCGGCCGCACCTGATCGCTGTGTCGGTGCCGCCGACGCCGCACTCGCCCTCGGCCTCAAGGTGCATCGGGTCGATGGGGATGAGGAGCGGCTGGCGGGCGACATCGCGCTTGATCGTCTCGTAGCGATACTCGGTGACGAAGCGGGCACCGTTCGGGTTGGTCGCCAGTTCGGAGCCGAGATCCTCCATCGCAATCCAGTCGTCGATGCTGTCCGGTCGTTCCCGCTCCTGATACGCCAGCACGTCCAGCCCCTTGAGAAAGCAATAATCGCAGTTGCCCTCGTAGGGCCAGAGGCCCAGATCAAAGCCCTGCGGCAGGGGGTGCGTCAAGGCTTTCGGGTTGATGTTCTCGCCGAGCCAGAAACGCCAGATATCCCGCTTTGTGATCCGCGCCCGCAACATCGGCCATGCCGAGCGCCACCGCTCCTTGCCTTCCTCGTTGCGCTTTTGCTGCTTGGCGATCCGCCGCATTTCATCAGATCGCAGCCCGACGACATTGGTCCATGCGTCGTAGCCGTGGGACAGCATGAATTGCTTCATGGTGTCGATCTTGAGTTCGGCCGTGCAGAACCGGGAGACGGCGTTCGGCAGATATCGCTTGCGCCTGATCAGGGCGCGGAACGGTTCGCCGCGCCGGGCCGCGCTGTTGTAGCCGACGACATCGAAGCGGTCGGCGGCGGGCGTGTCCTTGCCCTCCCGGTCCTTCCACTCCAGCCACCACACCCGGACGCCCCAACGGCTCTCGCACTCATGGACGAAGCGCAGCGTCTCCTCGCGCTCCTTGCCGGTGTTGGCGAACGTGACCCATACCCCGGCCGGCAGGACGCCGCCGTGCGCCCACAAGTGCTGGAACAGCATGAATCCCGATGTCCGGCCGCCGCTGAACGAGATCAGGGCCGGGGTCTCCAGCCAATAGGGCGACGACGGGTCCGGGGCCGGCCAGATGATCGAGCCGTCGGGCCTGCGGGGAACCGGGAAATCGAGGCCGGGGACGGATAGCGGGGCACGCTTCATCGGTTGCACCACACATCGAGCCAGTCCTCGCCAGACTTGGCCGGGATATGGACGATGATCTCCGGGGCGTTCGGCCGAACCGCCTGCCGGTGCGCCAGTTCCCATGCCGCTGCCTGCCCGCCGAACTTGGGGTCGTTATCCCCGAAGATCACCAGCCGGCGCAGTCCTTTGGGCGGCACGAACTTGGCCAACATCGACGAGTTGATCAGCGCCCATGTAGGCAGGCGCGACCAGCGGGCGACGGCAAGCGCCGTCTCGATCCCCTCGGCGACCGCAAGCACGTCAGTGGCGGGCGACAGCCTGATCGCGGAGCCTGGCCGGAGATCGCCGGGCATCAGCTTGCGCGATGACACCCGCTTGCGCTCCGCGTCCCACAGATCGGCCTTGCGCGGCCCGTCCAGATAGGTGCGATGGAGCGTCGCCAGATCTCCGTCCGGCCCGCTGACCGCCGCGAGCATCGCCGGGCAGGCCGAGCGCATCGGCACATCGGACAGCATCGCGGCCGGATGGAAGCGCAGGGCCTCCGATCTGACCCCGGGCAAACCTCGGGCGGTCAGATAATCGTCGGCCATGGTGCCGCCCAGATCGCGGGCCTCGTCCCATGTCCGGCGCACGAGCCAGTCTATCGCGCCCTGCCCCGACGAGCCGGGGGCCGTCTTGATCGCTTGCGGCAGGATATTGCGGACCTCGGCGGCGGCGGTGCGGAAATCCCAACCATGGAGGGCCATCAGCAGCGCGACCCCCGAGCCGGAACCACATTGGTTGCAGATGAACGTCCCGTTCTGTTTCCAGTCGGTGAAGCGAAAGCGGTCCTTGCCGCCACACATCGGGCAAGGCCCATGCTTGCCGGTCAGCGCCTTGGCCGGGACGCCGAGCCGCGACAGGATCGACGGCCAGCGCCCCCGGGCCTCCTCCATGATATCAGGCCGGGGTGGTTTCAGTCCCGCTCTCACCACGGCCAGCGGCACTCCATCAGTTCGAACCAGCGCCATGTCGTCGGTTCATTGTCGCGGCGCGCGGCCTGATAGGGATTGTGGCTCCAGCGGACCCACCGCCGCCAGTTCGACAGCCGCCAGTCGCGCAGCATCAGGACTTGCAGATGATGGGTGCCGAAGCGGACGTTCAGCCATGTGTTCGACATAGGGGCCTCCGTGGTGGTGCGAACAGATCGTCTTGCGACGCCGCCCGACTCAATAGCGGGAGCGTCTTGGCGAACCTAGTCGCGCTGGTCCCGTCTATCGAGTCAATGCCGCCAGCGGCACAAAGCGCGATCCGCCTGGCCGTGTTGACCCGGCCGCAATGGACATACAGGCCCCGGGACTTGGCCCATCGGCCCCACGGCTCGATGGCCGCGATCTTCCATTCGGTGCTACCCCCGATGAACAGGCCGATGCGCGGGCTGGTCAGCAGCGGCTCGATGTCGGCGAACTCCATGCCGTCCTGCACCGCGATCAGCAGGCGGGCGTCGCCCAGATCGGCGCGGGCCAGCAGGCGGGGGAGCCATGCCCGGGTGCGCTCCAAGCTGGCCGGGCCGTCCCCGACGATATCTGGCACAACGATGAAATCTGCCCCCGGGCCGTAGCGATCAAGGGCGCGCAGGAACGCCGCCTCGTCCCACTCGATCCCCTGCGCGAAGGCGGGCCAAGCCCCATTGTCCAGCGCCCACGGCATGTCGCCGAGGATCGGCCCGCCCATGTCGAGGGGACCGACCATCCAGCCCCACCCGGCAGCGGCGAGCGCAGCGATGTTGCGGCGGGTGCCGGTGCGGGAGGCGTAGCAGCGCATCGGCGCGGCCTACAGCAGATCGCGGACAGATCGCAGCGCGTCGATCAGGCGGGTGGGGCGCTCCTCGATATCGAGCCAGCCGATGTCCTTGGCGGCATATCGGCCGTCCTTGCATCCCATGACGACGAAGCCCTCGTCGGTCAGCGCGACCGACAGGACAACCCCGGCGCGGGATAGGCGCTTGGCCTCGGTCATGGCCTGCATCAGATGCGTGGTGGTCAGCGACATGGCCTCCCTTCCCATAGCTGGTCGGCCACCGCCAACAGGTCGATCCCATAGCGGTCGAAGAACCCGCCGTGGTTCAGCGCCTCGACGCTCTCCTCCGGGCCGTGCTGAATCTGATGGTGGACCGGGCACAGGGGGACGACGCGCTTGTGCGTGCGCGTGATCCGGCCGCCGAAGCGAGATGCCGTCACATGATGGACGGTCGCCGGCCGGCCACAGACCAGACAGGGCATGGCCGCGACCCGGGCGATGTGCGCCCGCTCCTCTGCGTTCGGCGCTGCCCCGGCCTTCGGCTTGGTTCGATTGTAGGCGACGCGCTCCGGGGCTTTGCGACGAGGCTTGTCGCGGCGCGGCTTGATCGGGGACCGCTTCATGCGGCCAGCCGATAAGGCAACGGCTCCTGATCGTCGGGGATGCGGGCCTTGCCCCGGGCCATGGGATGCTTCGGCGAGCCGCTGGCGTTCAGGCCGAGACAGATGAACTCCAGCCCGGCCGCTGCCTCGGCGAAGGGGCGCACGTCGTCGGCGTCCGCCAGATCTCCCCACGCGACCAGAACCGGGCTGTCCTGTTGCTGCGCGATGTCGAGGGCGTGCCCGAGCGCGGCGGCTTGCGCGTCGCCCCATCGCCTGGCCGGTGCCATCGAGCGGACGATGGCCGGGTCGCTGGACCTGATCGAATGGAGATTGATCACCAGCACCCCGCCGTAGCCCCATCGACGCGCCCACCCGCACAGCCGCGAGATCGTCGGGTCGTCCTTGCGCTCGTCGGCCGTCGATGGGTTGAACATGACGACGACCAGCAGCGGGAGCGACCGGCTCCAGATGCGCCAGAGCCAGTAGCGGTGCGCGCGATCATCGGACAGCACAGCCCCGATGACGCTGGTCAGGTGGAAGGGGTGCGGGCCGTCCATCACAGCCCCGCCTCCGGCCGATATGGCGGGTGCTGGTTGCATCGCCGCCAGAACATCGCCTCGTCGCCGCGCATCAGGGCAAGGTGGGCGATCACGTCGTCGGTCGGGCACATCGCCCCGGCCCAACTGTCCGCGTAGTAGGCGATGGGGTGCATGCACAGGCAGCACAGGATTCGCATCGACTCCTCGGGCCGACCGCCAGCCGCGCAGGCGACCGTCGGTTTCAGGCGGCGGAACAGATAGGTCACGCCGCTGCGCTTGCTCTTTTCGAGGAACATGCCGGTCAGGATATAGTGCTTCATCTGCCGGTGGCTGACCATTTCGCCGAGCAACTGGAGGGCGCGGTGTTCCTGCTCCAGCCCCCACGCATCACTGGCCCCGAGCGAGTTCAGATCGTGCTTGATATGGTGAAACGCCGGCAGCTTGCCGTGGACGATCTTGCCCTCGGGGTCGCGCATGATCAGCACGTCGGCCCGGTGCCGGCTGCTATACCACCGATTGATCAGGGACCAGCCGGCGTCCTCGTCGCCCGGCTCCTTGCGGCCGATCTTCATCAGCCCCTCGGCGTTCGGATAGGTCGGCTCGATGATCAGGGGCAGGCCGTCGATGGGCATGGGGATGCCAGCCCACTCGGCGGTCTGATCGCCGATCTGTTTCAGGGCGTCGCGCAGGTGCGCGAAGCCGTCCAGTTCCCTAGCCGCCTGCCGTCCGCGCGACAGCGACCGCTCGCGTGCTGCTTGCCGGGACGCGCTCTGTCGTGCGGCGCTTTCCTCGGCGCGGCGTTGCTTTGCGGCTGCGCGGCGGCGCGCCTGTCGGTTCTTCGTCATGGGCACTCTCCGTGGTGGGCAATTCAGTGACGCCGGCCACGATATACTCGGCGGTCGATTCGTCGAAGTCATGAGCGCGCTTGTAAATCGCCTCGCCCTTTTCATCCTGGCCGACCTCGATCAGCAAGACGAACCCGCGCCGGATCATGTCCTTGACGATCTGGGCGCTCCGGGCGACCTCATCGGGCTTGGTGGGGTCGAAGGTCAGCTTGGTATCGCCAGCCCCGACGTTCAGGATTCCGACTTCGCCTTTCATGGGTGCGCTCCTACTCGCTTGGCATTGACCCCGCGCTGGTCGGCCGGGTCGGTGATGATCTCGACGCCGTTGCGGTGGGGCGGCGCTCCCCATGTCTCGTGCACGGTGGACCGGCAATTGAAATGCTCGGGCGGCATGTTCATCGCCCGCCAGACCCGCTCCCGCTCCTTTCGGGCGAACTCGGCGAACATATCGGCTGTGCCGGTCGGCATTTCCGTGAACTCGATGTCGTCGATGGTGTAGCGGAACTCATCCCCCACCCGCTCGATACGATAGGTGGCGGTCTTGTCCGGCCCGCTGGCCAGATCGAACCCCATGTGCACGGTGCCGGCCGCTCGGGGGATGAACGCCGTCGGCGGCTCCAGATCGGCGTGCTGGCAATCGCAGCCGACGCAGCGGGTGCCATAGAGCAAGGGGCCGTGCTTCGGGCAGCGGATCATCGCAGCACCCAATGGGCCAGCGCCCATCCGGCGAGCGCCCCGATGACCCCGGCGATGGACAGGTGGCACAGCGAGGCCGTGCCGTTCGCCCATGACGCCGCGACCAGCGCGCCAGCGGCCAGGATGGCCCATTGCACCTTCCACATGGTCCCCCTCCTCATGCGCGCCTCGGCTCCAGCGGTGCCCGGCCAATCGCATTGCAACTGGCGCACATGAACCGGGCCTCAATATCGGACAGCGTGGTGATGTCGATCCAGTCGTGGCCCGGGCCGAACTGGCAAGCGGCGATCTGGACGGGCGGCACCTGATCAACGTCGTCGGGGTCGATCCTGATGTCGGTCATCCCCGCCCCCTTGCTTCGATCTCGTCCCCGAGCGGCGATGCAGTCCCGAGGCCGTGATAGCGGGCCTCGCAGAACAGCACGTCGGCCTCGGCCACCGGGATTTCAGGCGGGGGCGAACCGGGACGCCAGCCGGCGCGGGCATTGGCGCTGATCGACAGGGCTTGCTCGTGGGTGTAGCGGCCAGCCGCCTCGGCGTGGGTCGTATAGCCGGCGCTGCCCGGTCGCCACCATGCCATGTGTTCGTTCGACCAGATCAGGTAGGCCCCGCTCACGCCGCACCGTCCATGGGGCCGTTCAGGTCGGCCAGTGCCGAGGCGTTCCCGATTTCGATGTTGTTGGCCACGATGTCCATGGCCATCGAAGGCGTCATGCGGCGCTGGTCCTGCTGGGCGATCAGCATCCCGACGAACTGCGCCGTGACGGCCAGCAGTTCGGCAGCGTCGATGTCCCGGCCGCTGTTGCCGAGCGCGGCCTTGAGTTCGTTCAGGTAGGCGGTGTGGCGCGCGTCGGGCGCAACCGATCTGTGTCCCATAGTCGAGTCCTTTCCGTGGTGGTGGGCCGGGCAGCATTGCCACCCGGGCTGATCTAAAGCAATTGGCCCTGCGGCGGGTCGGGTGGCGATCGAGGCTCGGCGAACGGCTGGTCGGGCGGCTTCGGGCTGGCCAGCTTGTCGCATGGCCCGCACCGCCAAGGCCCTCCCATCCCGTCCTTGCTGAACGATGGGTGCGGCGCACCGCAATCGGCGCACTTGTCCGGCTTCCACGGCTTGAACGGCTCCGGCTTTCGGGCCTGATCTTGCCAGCGGTCGCGCCCCATCAGGACACCAGCCACCGGATGCCGGCGATGATGCCGGCCCACAGCAGGAGGGTGACGGGGAGGCCATAGGCCAGCCCGCGCCAGATTTCCGGTGGGACCGGCAACTTGCTCATTGCATCGTCATCACGGATTCGGGGCGCGCCCGGGCGACGAACTGCGGGCGGGTGTCGGTCGGCGCATAGCCCCATTGCCGGAGTTGCTGCGCCAGCCCGGGCAGGCCACCGGGCCAGAACATCGGCTTGCCGACCGGGCCGTGGTTCTTGCCGTCGATGTAATCGTTCAGCCACCGCTCCATGCCCTTCGTCTCGGGCGTGACGATCCGGGTATTCAGCATCCGCAACAGCCGGACGCACAGCATGGCGAGCATGAACTGGCCGGCGAACTGTTGGGCGTCCTGCAAGATCTGCGCGGCGGGCGGACAGCCTGGCAGGTAATGGCCGCGCTCGTTCAGCAGGTGCAAGATCGCCCCCGACAGATGGTCCTCGGTCCCGGCCATCGGATTCGAGACGCGCAATAGCTCGCGCAGTTCATCGCGCAGCGGCGGCACCGCCTGTTCCTCGGGCGCGCTGGCCCCGTTCTGATCATCCATGTTCTTTCTCCTTGGCGGGCACATACAGGAACCCATTGACGGTGACAGGCTCCCCCGGGTCGAATCGAGGGTCGCCGGTCGTGATGCGGAAAGCGCCCAGATCGGCAACGCCCTCGGTGCGCCATGGCACAGGCCGGGCCAGTTCCTCGGCCGCGCGGTCAAAGCTGGCGTGATCGACGCCCTTGATCAGATCGCCGTCCACCATGCCCTCGCTGATCTCGCGCAGCGCCTCGGCCGGGTTGATATCGGTCAGCAGCCCGCACTGGCGCGCGTTCATCACCAGCAGCAAGCCGCGATCATCCTCGACGGCGTAGCGCACCGCCCCCGACCGCTTGACGATCACCGCCCTGATTTCGCCGTCGAACTCATAGTCGCCTCCCCGCTTGGCCACGGCCCGGCCGATCAGCCCGGCCTCGTGCGCGCGCGCGTGCGCGTGGATGTTGCTCATTGCCCTGTCCTTTCATGCTGGCGGCCCGCCCTTTTCCGTCCCGCCTTGGTTGGTTGCCTGTCGCCCTTCGGGGCTTTGCCCCCTTGCTCGGTCCCCTTGGGGTCTGTTCCCTCCCCCCGGGCTTCCCTTACCTTTGCCCTGTTCCAGCGCGGTCCCCTCATGGCGTGAGGGCGTCAATGTTGGCGAGGGTCGCGGCGAATGTCAGGGCGACGATGGGAGGCGCTTCGGCGAACCGCTCTCCCTCCTGATCGTGCAGGCTGTCCCACAGCTTACCGAAGGCGAACACCGGATCGTTCCACCAATCGGGCGCATCGACATCATGGGTCCAGCCGGAGCCGTTCGGCTGGTAGATGCCCTCGGCAATAGCGTCGGCCGCACTGATCTGGTTCACCGGCTCAAAGCGCACATCGGTTACGGCGAGCGTGATGCGGGACCAAGCGCGCGGCATGTGGATCGACGGACGCCAGCGAGTGACCAAACTATCAGGGCCATCGGCACGGAAAGCGAGCCATTTAGGCTCCCGGTCCTTGACCGTGTATTTTGCGGCTGTTTCCCGCACCCATAGCCTGTCCCCGGGCAGGGCCTTGGCCAGCGGAGACGAGGCCAACCGGCGCGTCTGGGTCTTGCGGCCGGCCAGGATGGCGCGGACCATGGGGGCAGAGAAGATTATTCCTCGGTCGATGGGTTCTCGGGGCACTCGGGTTCCTCCTGTGGTGGGGCAATCGGGATGCGGCGGATCAGCCACAGCTTGTCGGGTTCGCGGTGAAGCATCCCTTGGGTGGCGGCGATGCGCTTCCACCCCTCGGGCCAGCCATCGACCTCCTCTTGCTCGATCTGATCAAACCGGAGCCGGCGAAGGGCGTCGTCCATCCGGGCCTGCCGCTCCCGCTGGACCAGATTGCGGGCGCGGGCGCGCTCCCGGGCGTCGCGCCGCTCCCATTCGCCAGCGATTTCGAGGCACTCGGCGATGGTCGGGAACCAGCGGCACCGTTCGAGGATGGCGTTGCACAGGAAGTCGATCTGTTCCTGCGGCATGTGCCCTAGCTTCTTGCGATAGGCCGCGAGCATCAGCTTGCCGCTGGCGTCATCGCTGTTGCGCCGGGGCAGGGCCGCGTCCAGCACGGCAACCGACTGGTTCAGGTGCTTCTCGCTGACAGGCGGGAGCGCGGGCAACGGGGCGTCGGCGATGGCGACCAGCGCGTTCAAGGCCGCGTCGTCCAGCCGTGGAAAAAGCGGATCAGTCGTCGCCGGGAGGCTGGCCTCCGGGGAAAACTTCACCGTGGATAGCGCGCGTGAAGCCATCTCGCCGATCTGGCGCGGCCCGCCTTCCCTGTCCTTGTCCTTGTCCTCGTCCATTGCTCTCATCCTTGAGCGGGAAAACGCCCCGCCATCCTTCGACTATCGACTGGTCGATCACAGCGGCCGGGTCGTGACCGCGCTCGTTCCAGATTTTCTCCAACTTGCCGACGATCAGTTCCTCGGCGCGCTTGGTCATCGGGTGTTTCAGCTTGGTCCGATGTTCGCGAAAGGCCTTCATGGCCGCGCCCGGGACCGAAAAGATCAGATCGCCGGCATCGCCATCGCCACCCCCCCCAAGGGGGGCAGGGGGGTCTCCACCGTTAGGTGGAGTCTGGTTCTGATTCTGGTTCTGATTCTGGTTCTGATTCTGGTTGTCATTGGGAGTGGCATTGGGTGAGCCATTAGGTGTCCCATTGGGTGAGCCATTGGCTGACCCATCTGACCCATTGTCAGACCAGCGTTTTTTCGCGCCTTTCTGTCCGCCTTTTCGACGCTTTTCGAGCGAGTCTTGCGCCAGTTGCGCCTCTGTCAGTGCCCGCGCGGAAAATACGGAGCCGCCATGGGTGCGGTCTATCTTGCCCAAATGGCCGACCAACAGATCAAGGTCACGTCGCCATTCCGGGTTGCGGCCGAGGGCGATTTCAAACAGGGCCTCGGGCAGCGGTTCGCCCTTGTCCCAATTGTGGATGCAAATCTGCAAATAGGTCCATTCGACGCTAATCGGCAGGCCAGCGACGCCGGCTTTCCAATCGGTCGGGAAAAACCGGACATAGGGGGCGCGTTCGGCGCTCATAGCGTGTTGCGCGGCATATCGCCGCAGACTAGGTAATCTTGCACTGGCGCTCCTCCTGCGAGCGTTCGGGGGCCGGGGGGGCCTGATCCGCCTCCCCGGCTCGATGGTTGGCCCGCCACCTTGAGTCGGAGCAACAGGCCAGTCACTTTTTCTTCTCCAGCTTTGCGCGCTCATCGCGAGCCATCGCCGCCTCGATCAACTGGCGCTGGCGGGGCGACCAGCCGGATAGGTCGGGCATGACGCGCGGCGAGGCCGAGAGAACGGCGGCGTCCGATTTCGACTTAGACGGATTTGATTTCCGGGGCTTTCCGGGGCGCAGGGGCAGCGTCTCTTGCTGCGCCTTTTCTGCCCGCCTCTGGCCCGGAGTGGGCGGGACATCGGGACTATCGAGCGGCTCGAACGAGATCTCCAGCCTGGCCGGGGTTCCATAGCGCTTCATGCCGCCGCCCATGACTTGCTGATCGTCCGCGAAGGCGACCCCGTTCAGGGCGTCCACGATCAACTTCTCGATATTGTCCTTGTCGGGCTTCTTGACCGCGTAGAGCTTGCCGCGAGCAGCGGCCTCGCGCAGCGCCTTGTTGAACGAACGCGGCGTCTCGAACACGGCGGTGAAGCGGAGCAGGACTGGCCCGGTGAAGGGCTTGTGGCGGGGGAACGCCCGGCGAAAGGCCTCGCGCACGACGGCCTCGGCCTCCTTGGTATCAGGCGGCGTGATCAGGCTGACCACGGCCTCCGGCTCACCGTCTTTCCAGACGATTCGCGGGACGGCGCGCGGCCTACCCTTGCCCTTCGGTTCCCCCGGGACGCTGAATGCAACGCGGCGTGACAATTCAGGCCGCGATGCGCTGCTTGTCAAGCCACGCCAGCAGATCGCCGAACGTGCCCTTGTCGAAGATCTTCTCGGAGTCGGTGTCGTCCATTTCGACCCCGAACTCCTCCTCGGTCGCCATGCACAGTTCCACGCTGTCGAGGCTGTCGCAGCCCAGATCATCGACGAAGCTGGCGTCGGTGGTGATGCGGTCGGGATCGACGCCTAGATGCTCCAGCACCATCTTGTGCGCCCGCTGTTCGATTAACTTGTCGGCCATGCTTTCCTCCTTGGTGGGTCCATCGTCGGGGAGGAGGTTGCCCCCCTCCCTCCCGGGGAACCACGTCAGTCGTCGTCGTCCCCGCCATCGCCCTCAAAGCCGAAGTCCGGCTCGTCGGGATCGGTCGAGGCCTCGCGGCCCTCGCCGGTATAGTCGTCGGCGCTGGCGCGGGTCAGCATGACGTGCTTGCCGATGGCACGGTGAAGCTGAAGGACCGCGCGATCCTCCTCGTCCTCGCCGAACGTCTTGACCTTGCCGCTGATCACGATGTCGGTGCCCATGTTGACCTTGGTCAGCAGGACGCGGATCGACTGGACGCCATTGCTGGCGATGGCCTCGGCCACCTTGCGGACCAGTTCCTTCGCGGCGTGTTCGCAGGCGGCGGCGACATCGCGCTGTTCAGCCTGGCTCGTTCCCGACCACGGTTTCGGGCGGGCTTTGATCGTTTCCAGCAGGAAGTCGCGGACATCGAACACCAGTTCGTCGGTGCCGAGATCGAGTTCATCGACCATGTTCTCCATGCGGTCGATGGCCGTGGTGTGTTCGGCCTCGGTGTCCCACCCGGTCCCTTCCTGCTCGCCAGCATCAGCGGCGTAATCGGGCAGGGCTTCGCCGCTGCCGTCTCCTTCGATCTGGGCGACATCGCCCTCGGCGGCCGGGGTGGCCCCCTTCTTAGCTGCCATCTTCGTTCTCCTTTCGTGGTTTGACCCGCAGAGGCGGGTCCGGGAAATGGCCCGGCGAGAGCCATATCGTCTCGCTACGCCAGCGATGCGGCCGGGTGAACACCAGCGCGCAATAATCGGCCATCCCGCCCTCGAACGGGCTGGCCATTGTGTCCATCAGATGCCCGGGCGGCATCGTGTGCCGCTCCCGATAGATGCAGGTATGCGACGGCTTCCAGCGGCCGGCGAACTTGTTGTCGCGCCAGCGGTCCTGCGAGGCGAGGAAAGCAATCGGCAAGATGAAGGCGGCGCGCCGGACATTGAAGCGATCGAGGACCGTCGCGATGATCAACTCGGCGATGTCCGGCTCATAGCTGTAGGGCGGATTACAGATCACCGATGTCTCGCGCCCGGCCCACATCGGCATTCGCGTGATCTGGTTCAGGATATTGCCGCGCATGAACTTATGGCGCGGCTTCCTGTCGATGACATCGGAGCCGATGGTCGGGTGGCCGTATCGCTTGGCGACATCGAGAATATTGCCGCGCCCACAGCAGGGGTCCCAAATCAGGTCGTCGCCGAAATCGACGCCGTGCATCAACTGTTCGACGACGCGCGGGCTTTCGCAATACCAGTCGTAGGGGGCGCGGTCCCATTTCTTAGATCGGGCACCCCCGGCAGGACGATTTACCATTATTTCTCCCCGGCCGCCGCCTGGCGGTTCTGTTTCTCATACCAGTCGAGGGCCTCCTCGACGCGGCCTAGCGTCTTTGCCCTGATGGTGCCCCGGGACTTAGCCCGCGACCATGTTGATTCGGCGACCCCCGCGATGCGGAGAACGTCTTTCATGGTCAGGCGGGCCGCGAAAGCGCGGTCCTGAACCGCTTGCATCTGTTCGGCTGGTGTCGGCATAGGTCGCTATTGATAGTCGCCAACTTTATGCGCGGCAATTGCTAATTGCGACTTGCGTGTTCATGGCACTGTTGGCAAGGTGCGGGCCGGGGCTTCATCGCCCCGCCCACCACATAGGAGACGCCTCTATGGCGACCGAGGAAACCATCAGCGTCCATCCGGGCGACATCATTCAAGACAGCGCCGGGCAGCTTATGCTCGTGACCCAGACGAAGCCCCGCTTTGTGGGCGCGGTGCAGCGTTGGCACGACGGCATTGAAATGCAGGAACGCTATCACCGGCTCCGGCCGGGATCGTTCGTCGTCTGCGGTGCCGCCCATCTTCTCCCCGAGGAGATCGCACAGGCCCGGCGCGACAGCCTCAAGCTGGCAGCGGAAATCGCCAAGGAGCAGGGCTGATGGCTGTCGTCATGATCTTGCGTGGCGATGCGTTCGGCCGCGCCACCGGCTTTGAGGGCCAATATCTCCGCGACTTCGATTTCGAGGCCCATGATGGCGTCGGGCTGATCGACATGACCCCCGACCTCCAGCAGGCCAAGCAGTTCGACGATCTGGCCGAGGCGATCACCTATCGCGGGCGCTCGCCGATCTGTCGTCCGCTGCGCGAGGACGGCCAGCCGAACCGGCCGCTGACCGCGACCACATGGGAGTTCAAGACGATATGAGCGCGCTGATCGAAGCGATGCGCGGCAGGCTGGCGCGGCGGTCCTATCGCCGGGCCATGCTGCGGGCCATCGACGCCGCCGCCGAGCCGAGCGAGATATGGGGGGCCTGCAATCGCAGCGACGGCCTCCGTGCGATCCGCGCTTTCGAGCGGCTGAACGGCAAGCCCTTCAACCCACACGACCAGACGTGCTGCGCCATCGTGCGCGGCACCGGCCCCAA